TTATAGTCCTTTTCTCTCCAACCATCGGAAAAAAAATAATATAATTATCACAACCGGAACAATTACCCCCCAATGGTTTATACCAAGAACTTGCGGCACAGTAATTTTCCCGTAATCTCCCCATGTTAAAACAGTCGTTTTTAGATAAGGAAAGACTTCAGCATAAATACCCGCACCAAATAACATTCCTATAATCCCCCATAATGCATCAAAATGCCCCTCACCTACCGCTCCAAGTGAAGTCCCTGGGCAATAGCCAAGTAATCCCCAGCCAAGTCCAAACAATAAAGCACCGATAACAACACCGCCCGCGAAGAGTTCCTTGAGCTCCTGCAGCGACCGGGTACCACGGTCCCCAATGTTGTAGTAACTGTAGTCACCAAAAGCGATGACCGGCTTGCCCGCGGCAATGGTCGGCACATAGGCCGAGGTATGGAGCGTGTAGCCCAGCAGACGGTCCGGTTCCCCCGCCTGGTAGGACGGCTGCCAGATATAGGCATTGTTATTGTCCTTCAGCTTGCGAAGTGCCGAAAGCGTCTGGTCATTCGTGATGAACGAGGCGTTCTTGCGGTACGGGCGCTTGAGCGAATAGACCAGGTTGATCATATCGTCAGCGGAAATGTTCGCGGTCGAAGTGGTCACGCCTACCTTCGCGCTCGTGAAGAGTCCGGTCGGCTTATGCTTGCCATCGCCATTGAGGAAGGCGTCCTCCTCGGCGTTGCCGATGGCCTTGCCGAACTGGTCGATGATATAGCTTTCCAGGCCAAAGGCGTTATCGTAGAGAAGCTCCTCCGTGATCTTGATGGCCACATGCAGCTTATACGCATCCATGAGGATCTGGTCGAAGGTCGCGTCACCGAAGGTAAGCGCCCCGCCTTCCTCAATCCAGGATGCGGCGGGCTTGGTGGCCGCGAGGTTGATCTTGTGCTCCCCGCTGGTCGTGATGGTCGTAGCCAGGCCGCGCATGATGTTCTCCTCATTCAGCACATCGATGAGCCTGCGGTCATATTCCTCCGGCACCAGATAGCCGCCATTGGTGTCTACCCCTTCCTGCAGGACATTGCTGACCTGACGGAAATTCGTGCGGAGAGCCTGCAGCATAGCTTTGCGGTATTCATCCGACGCACGGCCCGTCTTAGTTTCCAGGCCAGCCTTGCCGGGCTGATTCGTAAGGGGCTGCGCCTTCGGCTGCGCGAGTTCCGCGTCAATGTTTGCCTGCCGTTCCAGGCGTTCAATGTCTTTCCCAAGGTCGACAACCTCCTGCTCCATTCTGTCATAGGCAGCCGCATCTTCTGCCGAAAGCTTCCCATCTGGGTCCGTATGGGCCTCCAGGAATGCTTTCGTCTGTTCCCAAAGCTGCCCTCTTTTTTCACGCATCGCTAAAATCTTATTCATATACCTATCCCTCCAAAAATTGTTATTCTTCTCAGTTCGTGCTATATTAAAAGAACAGAAGAACCGTCTTCTCTCATACGACGGGCGAATGTAGGCGTATGAGCAGTAGGCATGGATGAGTTATATCCCTCACCATGTGCACTTGATGGTCCTTCTGTTTTTTAATGTGGAAGTAAATCCAGTCTCTGTTTCAATGCTTTTGCATCGACTCGATTATCCAGTTCTGGCTTTTTGAACTTGTCGAGCAGCGAGTTGGTGACTGCTGCCCGGGAAAACATCATGGCTTCGATTTCATCCGCCTGTCCATCGGCAGTGTTTCCATCAAAGAGAATGCTGTCGGCAAAGCCCAGTTCCACGGCTTTCTTGGCATTCATCCAGGACTCTGCATCCATGAGATTTGCGATCTTGCCGCGTCCCAGCCCCGTCTTGATTTCATAGGCATTGATGATGCTTTCCTTGACCTCGCTCAGCATCTCTATGGCCTTCTGCATCTCCCGCTCATCCCCAATGGAAATGGTCGCCGGGTTGTGGATCATCATCATGGCCACCGGAGACATCTCAACGGTGCTGCCTGCCATGGCGATAACGGACGCTGCCGATGCGGCCAGTCCGTCAATCCGGACCCTGACATTTCCCTTATAGTCCATCAGCATGTTGTAAATTTGCGCCGCCGCAAACACATCTCCGCCGGGCGAGTTGATCCAGACCGTGATATCTCCCTCACAGGCCGACAGTTCCTCACGAAAAAGACCTGGTGTGACTTCATCGCCATACCAGGTCTCATCCGAGATTTCCCCATTCAATACCAAGGTGCGCTCCCCGCTGTCGGCATCGCGCACCCAATTCCAAAATTTACGCTTCATCCGTTTTTCCTCCCTGCTGTTTATTGGCAAATACACCAGCATCCTTGAGTTTGGTCATGTTGCCATTGATCAGATAGAGATCACCGCCTTCCTCCGCTGCGATGCGGTTCATATTCTCCAGTTCCCGTATATCGTTCGCGGAGAGCCAGCCATTCTGCCGTCCGACCGCATAGCCATTCATCCGGCTCTGGTAATCACCGCGCAGCAAACCGTCCACATTGAACTTAAAGAAAAGAGCAGGCTTTTCATCCGGCAGCAAAAGTGCCTGATGCATAGCCTGCTCCCAGCGAATCACCCAGGGATCCAGCGTGTATTTCACGAACTCCAGGGATTGCTGCTCAATATTCGAGAAACTGGACTTCTCCAAATCACCAACCATGTGCGGCGGCACCCGGAAGATACGGGCAATCTCATCAATCTGAAACTTCCGTGTTTCCAGGAACTGCGCTTCTTCCGGCGGGATGGACATCTGATGGAAGGTCATGCCTTCCTCCAGCACGGCCACATTATGGCTGTTCTTCCCAGAAAACTGCGCATGCCAGCTTTCTCGCAGATGCGCCGGATCTTTGACCACGCCGGGATGCTCCAGCACACCACCTGGTGTCGCTCCATTGGCAAAGAAGGTCGCGCCGTAGTCCTCGGTGGCCAAGGCCATGCCGATAGCATTCTTGGCCATAGCAATGGGACTGTAGCCGATAAGGCCATCAAAGGAAAGACCTGGAATATGCAGCACCTCCTCGCGCCGAAGCTGAATCTGCTCGGTGCGTTTCTTGCTGCCGTAATCATCGATGCTGCGACTGTACGTGTAAACGAGTTCCCCATTGTCGGCCCGACTTACATCCATCTTGCTGGGGAGCAGCGGGTACAGTCCCAGCACCTGTCCCCGGCCATCCCGGATAATCTGCGCATAGGCATTGCCCCATAGGAGCAAGTGACTCATCATGGTCTCACGGAAGATGAACGAGGTCATCTCCGGATTCGGCTCATCATGCAGCAGCGCATACAGAGGATGATCCAGCACCTTTTCCTTGCTGCCGTTTTCCGCATAGCGATACACGCAGAGCGGCAGACCCGCAATGGCTTCTGCCAGGATGCGGACGCAGGCATACACGGCAGTCACCTGCATAGCGGTCTGCTCGTTGACCGCCCGGCCTGCTGACGTCTGCCCAAACAAAAAGGACAAGCGCCCGCTCAGATAATTCTTCGGCTTGTCTCTGGAACGAAATAGTTTTGTAAAAAGATTCATGTCTACCTCCTAAAAATGGTCATAAGAAAAGCGCCTACCTCATGATAGACGTGTTTCTTACTAAATTTAACTAATCTTGAAAACCAGTCACTTCACCATCAGTTGTATAAATAAATAAATCTTTATCCCAATACACATATTGTTTAGACACATGATTACCAACTACAGTACGATTTACTTTATCAGGTTTTCCATAGATTTTCGTAATTTTCCCCTCTGAATCTCCTATATACAAATCATTAGCACGTTCAGCCGCGCTTTTCGCCAGCCTAGCCTCTTCTTCTTTTGCCCTCTTTTGCTTTTCTTCATTGCATTTTTTTCTTAATTGGTCGATGTCATCTTTGAATTCACCATTATATTTATTCGGAATCCATACTAGTTGATCAATTGCCGCATAAATATCACCTTTATTATAAAAATCTTGTGCTTCTGCATATTTACATAATGCCCTAGCATCAACATTTCCATGAACCGAAGATAGTTTAAGGTAACAATCTTTCCATTGAGAATTTTTTGCTAATCCAACCGCTTCTTGATATATCTGATCTTCAGCAATTTTCTTGTTTTCCTTTGGTGTTTGCTGATGTCCAAGCTCCTGAGATATAAATCCGAATAGTATCGGAATTATGATAAAGCCGCATATAACAATTTTTTAATAGATTCACAAGTTACTGCTCTTTTATGATAATTACTCTTTAATGAAGAATCTGCCCATAAAGGATATCCATCTCCATCTTTAAAGGTTTCATTTATAAGTTTATACAAATCCCATATTGTACCTAAAAAGAAAAATCCACATGTGATAATATAAATTATCCCAGTCGCATACCGTGCAACATAAAATCGTTGTAAGCCACCAATTCCAACGAACCCAAACATTGTCAATACAATAGCTACAAGTCTATTTTTCCCAGAAACATAATATTGTTTTTCACTGTTCCCAGACTGTGGTAAATTAACATCTCTGCCACATTGAGAACATGTTTTCTCGCCATCCCGGATTTCATTTCCACAATATCGACAATACATTAAGTTTCACCTACCAATAATCCGTTATATCCTTATTCAGCAAATAATTATAGTTTCCTTCCGATATCGCAATATTTTATATCGCCAAAAATCTGCGTCCATCATACACACTTTTCATTCTCATTTCCACAGCGAAATGCCCGGTCCAATGCCATTATCGTGACTACAACACCATAAATCCCCCTATAGATTTTCCTTAATATCCTTTATATAATTCGTTATTCAACATATCATTATTATTTCCTGCTTTTTATATCAACAAAATTCCGCGTCCATCATAAACACTTTCCCCATTCTCATTTCCACAGCGAATTGCTCGGTCGAGTGCCATTATCGTGGCTACGACACCGTCAATCTTCTCTGTGGATTTTTCTTTGTCCGGCTTGATGTTGCCGGCCGGGTCGGATTTGATGAAAATGTTATCCATCATCCAGCGCAGGACGGGGTGTCCGCCGTGCGCCATGCGCTTTTCCAGGGTAAGCTTCATCAGTTCCTTAGTCGGCGGGTTCATATCCTTGAAGCCCTGGCCGAAAGGCACCACGGTAAAGCCCATCCCCTCAAGATTCTGCACCATCTGCACAGCGCCCCAACGGTCAAAGGCAATCTCCCGAATATGGTAGGTCTCACCCAACTTTTCAATGAACTTCTCGATGTATCCATAATGCACGACATTGCCCTCGGTCGTTTCTAGGAAACCCAGCTGATGCCACACATCATAGGGAACGTGATCACGCCGGACACGCAGGTCAATGTTGTCCTCGGGAATCCAGAAATATGGCAGTACTTCATATTTCCCATTTTCTCCGTCTTCCGGTGGAAATACCAACACAAGGGCCGTGATATCAGTGGTAGAGGATAAATCCAGTCCGCCATAGCATACACGGCCTTTGAGTGTCTCGGGGATGACTGGGAATTTGCAGGCATCCCATTTCTCCATTGGCATCCAGCGGATAGCCTGCTTGACCCATTGAGATAATCTTAATTGCCTAAAAGCATTTTCTTCTGCAGGATTCTGTCTTGCTGATTCACAGGCATTTTCTACTTTATCGATTCCAATGGTTATCCCTAGGGATGGATTTGCTTTTTTCCATACTTCTGGATCTGTCCAATCGTCATCTGCATCTGCTCCATAAATAACTGGATAGAAAGTAGCGTCAAACTTTTTACCTTCCAATATGTCCTTTGCCTTAGAATGGACCTCATAACAAATCGAATGTGTGTCTGTTCCCGCCGTCGTAATCTGGAAAAATAACGGTTGCATTCTTGCATCACCAGATCCACGAACCATAACATCATAAAGCTTTCGATCGGGCAAAGCATGAATTTCGTCAATTACAACTCCATGGATATTAAAACCATGTTTGGAATATGCTTCCGAGGACAGTACCTGATAAAAACTGTTGGTAGGGATATAAATCAACCTTTTTTGTGATGCAAGTATTTTCACTCGCTTGCTCAGTGCTGGACACATCCGCACCATATCTGCTGCTACATCAAAAACTATACTGGCTTGTTGGCGATCAGCGGCACATCCATATATTTCAGCCCGCTGTTCTCCATCCCCGCAACAAAGCAGAAGTGCTACCGCCGCTGCAAGTTCAGACTTTCCATTTTTCTTTCCCAGCTCTATATAAGCAGAATTGAACTGCCGATACCCATTTTCTTTTAATACACCAAATAGGTCTCGCACAATGCGCTCTTGCCAGTCAATCAACTCAAAAGCTTTTCCTGCCCATTTCCCCTTGGTGTGGCAAAGACATTCTATGAATCCCACCGCATAATCAGCCGCTGCTTTATCATAATGCGATGTCTTTGCCATAAAACGAGTCGGTTTATAATTTTCCAACTTACGCATTGGCATAGCAATATCCCCCAAAGTTCAAATGAGCAAATTCTCCATGATATTTCAAAGCCGCTTGATCCCGTACCTTAGCGGCTTGAATTGGATTATCAAACAGCCCCAGATGAATCTTCTTGCAATGGCTCCAGATATATGCCTCATATTTTTTTGCACATTTCAAGTAAGATACACCTGTAAAACCAGTCGTATTCGTGCATCGTTTTCTTTGATTGCAGCTATTTTCCCAATGTGTACAAACACGAAGATTCGACCGCCTATTGTCCAGTTTATTGCCATTAATATGATCGATATCCACGCTGCCATCTGTTGGAATTAATAATCGATGCAAATTTAATTGACAAGGATTTTTTCGTCCATTTCTTTGAAGTGTAGTCGTTATATAACCACGTGCGGAAAGATACCAGACATATTGGCATACCAACGCATAATCTACCTCATCAATATAAAATTTTTCACCTTTCTTCGTTAGTAGTTCCATGCCTAAATCCCCCATGTGTATCAAAAAAGGAGCCAATCGGCTCCTTCGAAAAAAATGTTTCTTTAACCGTTATGCCCGCGTACTCAATGTGTTGCCATCCCGGCTGATTGCATAGGCATCCCGCAGGATTTGCAGGTCAAAACCAAACGCCTTATAGGCCCGTTCCAGCACATCATAGTATCTGTCCGTTGGGGTGCCAAGATGCCGTTCCTCGTGCATGATGTAGGCCATGCCCTTTTCCTGGTCGTGCTCGGTTTCGACTTCGACCGTCTGTTTGTAATAAAAATCAGGAAAGCCCTCATAGATATCCAGCCTGCCCTCATCGGCCTTTGAGATTTGCCAGAGCAGCACCGGAACCGTGTATCCCTCCTTGCGCTCGATGGTCGCATAAGAACCAGTCTGTGAGCCTTTGAACAGCAGCCGCCAATCCTTCATTGTCCCTCTGCCCATAAGCTCTGCCTTTGGGCAGCGATGCGCCATCTGCGCCAAGTCCATGTTGCTGCCGTAGGCCGCGTAGATTTTCTTCTTCATTGTTTTCGCCCTCGCTTTCTGCTTCCGAAGGAACATCCCTTCTACTGCCTTAAGCCCGCCGAAGCGGGCCTTGGGCCTGGCCTGTTTTCAGGCCGTAGGGATGCTCCTGCCGAAGCGGAAAGCGGCATCGCCCTCGAGGTTCTTGGTGAGAATGTCCCTCGCGGTCGTGAATTCTTCGCCAATGAATCCCATCCGAAGGAGCCATGTGCGCATCGCGAATTTGGGATTCTCGCGCTGCGGCTCTTTAGGGCTGGCGCTCTTGAGGTCTTTGGCCTGCTGGCTCAGTGCAAGGCAAAGCTGGATGTAGCTTTTGATTTCTCCTGCGTGGATGCCGCCTTTGCGCTCCTCGCTGGGGTTCGCAAACTGGAAGCACCGGAATTCGACCGTTCCTTTCGTAAAGGTGGCGTGGAGGTTCAGCATGTGGTAGCGGCTTCCGTTGTAGTGTGCATGGCGCTGGCTGGCAAAGCCCTGCATCCCATACCAAAGGTCGGCAAGCTGGTTCATCTCGGCGGGCTTCTTCTTGTTGAGGGCTTCAAGGAAACGCTGGTCGACCGTGCGGCAGTAGCGGCTGATGCGGCCATGGTCAAGGCGCATCGCGGCAATCAGCAGGCTTTCATGGCCAGCCATGAGGTTTGCAAGGTTGCGGAGGGTCTTGGCTGTATGCCCCGCCGCACCGATGTGGATGTGCACCCCGCACATGTGGCCGGGGTTGCTTTTTGCCCCCGCATGGCGCAGGCTCCGCAGCAGCCCCTGCAGAAGTTCGATGTCCTCGTAATGCAGGATGGGCGTTACCAGTTCGCACTGCTGGCTTTCGTTCGCGGCATCGATGCTGACGTCGCGCTGGAATTTCCATTCGCGCCCCTGTGCGTCCCATGCGCTCCATGCGCGGTATCCGTTGCGCGGGTCCGTGTCCTCGAAGCGGCTGGTGCCGAAGTACTCGGCTGCCGTGCTGGCGGCTGCTCTGCGGCTAATGCCGTACATCTCGACCTCTACCCCAATCGTCTGTGCCTTCATGCTCTCAATCTGCCTTGCCGTTGCTTCTTTCATTTCCTTCATCCTCGCTTTCGCTTGCTGTGTTTGTCCTTTTGGTATGTACATATATCACTCTAAAGCACATATATAGCAAGCGATTTGCGGCAGATATACACAAGATTTTTTACTTTCCGGTAAGGATGAAATGCACGTACTGCGCGGGTTCGCGCTCAATGAACGCGACCAGTTCGTCATAATCCAGTTCGCAGGCCAGGCATTTGACCCGCTGGAGGTCGAACATATTGGTGATGCCCGTCTCGCGAATCCGCAGGATCTGTTCCTTTATCTTCTCGTCCATCCGTAGTCCTCCTCATTTTTGAACAACGCGGCAGCTGTCCACACCATAAATGACGTTGAGTCCCGAGCCGTTATCCCAATGGACCAGCAGGGAGCCGGTATCGTCGACCCCATACACGGTTCCTTTGGTGCCCCTCGGCGGTGCCTGCATATCCTCCATCTGCAGGAGTTCCACCCGGGTCCCCGTCGGATATTTCTTGCGGAGCAGTTCAATCTGCTCCTTATTCGGAAACCGCATGTTTCGCACCTCCCTTGAACGCCGCCGAGCCGCTAAGGTTCGCCAGCAGGATTTTCCGATCTTTCGCGTAGTCCTTGCCGATGAAGCCGAGCCGCAGGAGAAAACACCGGAAGGTGTATTTCTCGTTCTCCACCGGCTTCTCTTTGGCAGTGACACGCTTCTGCGCTTTCGCCGCTTTGCCCAGCGCCGCGATGAAGGCCGTCCGCGCCTGTAATGTGTCCGCGTCCTCCCCGCCGTTCATCCAGGGGAAGGCAATCCGCGTTTCCTGAATGGCGATGGGCAGGTTGCTCCGGTTGAAAACCTTCTGAATCAGGCTGGCCTTGGATGCCACCAGCTTCTGGAGGTTCTCGAGCGCGTTTTCCGTGAATCCCTCCCTCGGCAGGGAAACCGTGATGCCTTCGGCTGCCGGCTGGTTGGGTTCTGCGGCAACCGGCTGAGCTTCTTCCATCACCTGCGGCTCCTCGGCGGGTTCGGCATGAAAGCCCATCTCGTCCAGCTTTTTGATAAGGTTCTCGACCGCCTCGCTGTCTGTCCGGTCATCGAAGCTGAGATTGCCCTCGCGGTTGACGGTGAAGCAGTCGATTTCGTAGGCGTAGCTTGGAATCCCCTTGTACACTTTTCTGACTCCGGTAATCCGGCTGATGGCATCCGCCAGTGCCTTGCGGTTCGTTCCCTCTGCGTGATACATAATCTTCATGGTAAAATCCCCTTTCATGTTTTCTTTTGCCCATGTTCATATATCACTCTGAACGCTATATATAGCAAGGATTTTCTGTAGATTTATCCCAACGGATTCTCATATTTTAAGTCATAAAAATAGCCTGCTGTCGGATATTGCAGCTCAAATTGCTGCAAATACCGATAACAGGCACTTTTTTCTCCGTTGAGTTGGGCAAACTCTCGCAAGCTTTTCTTCTTAAAAAAGCTGGGCTGATTACACCAACGGGCGATAGATATGTACACTCCTCGAAAGGGGCTCTCTTTATATTTTTCAAAACGCATGATATAGGGCAAACATTGATTTCGCATCAACAGCTTGATTCGATAGAACAGCTCAAAAATGTCCTTCACCCAGAAGTTCGTATCCCATTTTTCCTTGCGATCAAAGCCGCAAAAGCAATAAAACTTCAAAACCGCTTTAGTGTAATGATGTGCTAACTGTATTTTCTGCTCGATAAGCTCGTGATCAGCCCAATGATCAAAGGCGAAGATATAGTCACCTTCATACTTGCTGGAAAATAACAGTTCACATTTATCTTCATCCAACAAGCGCTCATCCAACCCTTGCTTAAATTGAAAGGGCTTTTTTGTTTGTCGTAACTCAATGAGCATTTCCTTCCAATCCGGCTGACCAAAGAAGTTATCATCGAGCAAACAGATTTTCTTCCGAGCAACATCCAAAAACTCAATCAAAGGACTGTGCCTTTCCACACGATCATAGTTCTGATTGACACAAAAACTGCATTTCCGAAAACAGCCCCGTGTCAAAAAGCCAATCGAATAGTCGCGATAATAGGTATAATCTTTTTCTTTGCCGCCAGATCTAAACGAATCAGCAACCCAAGAATCATATAAGTGATAATCTGGCCGATGATGCTCTATTGCAGCAGGCAAAGGCGGAGCTTTATCGTAGTAAAAGCCTGTTCCTCCACATTGCACATTATCCAAATGCAACAGAGCCTTCGGGACAGGCGTATCGGTGAAAACCTTCACCAAATACACCTGATCGAAAGTCTCCAGGTCATCATAATCCGTTTTGAGAACAACCGTATCTCCCCGCAGCTTATGATAACCTGACAGCTTCATACAGGCCAGATTAGGGAAACGATGCTTTTTTCGACCAATCAGATCGGCATCTATTACAGCAATCCGGCTCATAACTCATCCCTCCGCTTGCATAAGCATCTTGGCAAGCGCCTTGTCAAACAGCCAGAAAGCCCCGTCGAGCAGCGTCGGCAGGAACACGGTGTCACGGAACTTGTTCCAGCCCGTTTCATTGCCAGCCGATTCACGCAGTGCCGCCGTGTAGGTTTCCGCGACTTCCTTGGCTGCAGGCAGGACCTTGTCCTTGAGCCACACCAGAGTGGCGTTCTTCGCGTCCTCTCTTACCGCATCTACGACATGGTCCTTCAGTTCGTTCTTGATTTTCTCAATATCCATCATGCATTTCTCCCTTCAAAATCCGTGATGCCGCGGGCGATGGCCCGAGCCATTTCATCCGCTCGTTCCGTCAAAATCTGTGCATCCTCATTGTTATCCACAAAAGCCATCTCCACCAAGACTGCTGGCATAGCCGTGCTGTTGAGCACAATCAGCATGGGACGTTCCTTGATGCCACGGTCGATGGTGCCAAGGCTGTCCACAATCTGCGACTGGATGCAGGCCGCAAGCCGCGCAGATTCACCGTCATTTGCATAGACCAGCGTTTCGGTTCCCCGGGCATAGCCATTCGCTGCATTGCAATGCAGCGAAACGAAAACATCGGCGGGCCAGCCATTGGCTGTATCCACTACGCAGGGCAGGTCCGGTGTCTCTCCGGCAAGGTTGTCGCTCTGCAGCATCCGCACCTCGCAGCCCGCCGCTTCAAGGTAGCCCTTGACCAGGCCGCCGATGTCTGCGGCTACATCACACTCGCGCAAGCCCGAGGTTGGATTCACCGCCCCGCTGTCCCGTTCCAGGTCATGGCCGGGATTGATAAATACATGCATCTTTCAGTCCTCCTCTGGTTTCGGCACATCGTCATAGGCGATTTTCCCGCCGTCACGTTCTACATATACATCACTGGCAGCCCCCTTCAGTTCGATATAGCGTTTCACCGCTACATCGATGAATTTCGGCTCCAGCTCGATGCCATAACAAATCCGGCCCAGCTGCTCACAAGCAACCAAGGTCGATGCCGATCCCAAGAAACCATCCAGCACCAGGCCGTTGGTCTGCGTACACTGCTTAATAAGATAGGCCAGCAGCGGCACTGGCTTGCTGGAAGGATGCCCGCAACCATCCTTTTTTGAATCTTTGATGCGGTCAAACTCGAATACAGTGATCTGCTTCTGATCTCCATACCACTTATGCTTGCCGTCCTTGCGCCAGCCCCAGATGATTGGCTCATGGATGTATTTCCAGTCTGTCCGGGTGAGCACCAGTCGGTTCTTCTTCCAGACCAGACCGGCGCCGACCTTGAAGCCCGCATCCTCATAAGCGTCATGGAATACGCGGGCCTTGCTGGTCGCGTAAAACACATAAATAGAGGCATCCTTCGCCATGCTGTCATGCATGCACGAGAATGCCCCTTTAAGGAATGTATAGCCTTCCTCATCACTGAGATCATCGTTCTTGATTTTCCCGGATGTGCTCTCGAGGTTTACGAGATACGGTGGGTCGGTGCAGACCAGATTTACCTGCGCCCCTGCCAACAGCCGTTGATAGGTTTCCGTCAAAGTGGAATCGCCGCAGATCACTGTATGCCGGCCCAGATGCCAGAGGTCTCCGGACTTCGAGAAGCATGGCTTTTGCAGTTCCTCTTCTACATCGAATCCATCCTCCCGCCCAGCGCCGTCATCAGTCCCGAATAAATCCGACAGTTCCTTTTCATCAAAGCCGGTAAGGGATATATCGAAATCTTCTCCCTGCAGGGCTTCGATCTCCATACGGAGCAGTTCCTCATCCCAGCCCGCGTCCATCGCCAGACGATTGTCTGCCAGAATATAGGCTTTTTTCTGGGCATCCGTCAAATAATCCACCAACACACAGGGCACCGCATCCATATTTTCTTCCCGGGCTGCCATCACCCGGCCATGTCCGGCAATGATACTGTAATCCTTATCAATGATGACCGGATTCACAAAGCCGAACTCCCTGAGGCTCGACCTCAGCTTGTTCACCTGCTCCGGGCTGTGCGTCCGGGCGTTATTCACATACGGCACCAGCTTTTCCAGCGGCACCATCTCCATCTTCGTTGTACACTTTCCCAAGCAGCACACTTCCTTCCCCTCTTATTTTTTCGACCGCAGCAGCCGTTCCATCATATCGTCATGTGGATTCGCGCCTTCAAACGCCGACAGGCTGTTTTCCTTCACAACCTGGAATATCTGATACCACAGCTGATTGACCTGCCGCATGTAGTTCTGACTCATACTCACGAACGGGCTGGCAATCGGCGCACCGGTGGTTGGATGCTTGGCGAGAAGGCCCATCTTGGAAATGGCATCCTCGCACTGGATCCAGCGAGCCGCGCTCATCGCATACTGACTGACCAACTGCGGATTGATGATTGACGCGCAGTTCCGTTTCACCAGCCAGTCCCAGGTTTCCTTGAACACGGCCTCGGCCTGCAGGCTGCTGCCGTTTCTTTGCTCCGCTTTTAGGTACTCCTTGACCGGTGGCATCTCCACGCCGACCATCTCGTCCGCGCCAGGAAAGCTGATGACGTTGGCCTCCGCGCCAGCGTTTACTTTATCGTTCAGGGCTTTCGGCTTTCTGCCTGCCCCGATGCGCTTGCCGCCGCGCCGCGTTCCATCTTTCGCCACTGTCATCACCTCCCCGGGGTTAATACCCCCTTTGAATTTCAATTTTTTCGCGTGTGACCCCATGTCCGGTCGACTGACCCACGGTTGTGGAGATTTTACTCCCCCTACCTCCGTTTTTCTCCGTTTTTCGAACTATCAACGATAGGTGCAAAAGACATCTATCTTTCAACGATAGATTGCACCTGCTTTTTCCCCTCAGCGATGCCACCGATCTCCCATCTCCACCGTGATGCGGGAGTGGCACGACTTACAGAGTGCCATGAGGTTTCTTTCTTCATGCGTCCCGCCGCGCGAAAGCGGCAGGATATGATGCACTTCCGTTGCCTTGGTCAGCCTGCCTTCCTGCTGGCACATCATGCAGAGCGGATGCCCCGTGAGAAATCTTGCACGTATCTTTCGCCATGCTCTGCCGTATCTCCGCTTGGCTGCCGGATCCCGGTCGTATTTCTCGTACTGCTGGCTTGCCAGCCGCTCATGTTCCGGGCAGTACCTTGCATCCGTCAGTTTCGGACAGCCTGGGTAGCGGCAGGGCTTCTTCGGTTTTCTCGGCATCCCTCTCACCTCTTTTCAGGCAAACAAAAAGCCCTCGAGGGATTGTTCCCCGAAGGCTTCATCGTTCATTCTTTTTTCGCTAGTTTAATCTTATCAGATTTCGCCATGAACATCTACTAACATTTCCTATCATCTTTTGCTGGCAGCGTAATTTCTTTGACGGCTTTATCCCGCAGACGATAGATATGCTGGATGCTGTAGTCCATCGCCACCGCAATCTGCTCCCAGGTCTTGAAGCAGAGGAACCGCAGCTCCAGCAAGGTCTGGTACTCTAAATTGCTGACGGCTTTGATGACACCCATCATCTCCTGCTTGAAGTCCACCAATGCATCGATGTCCTGGTTGATCTCCGTCTCGAGGTCAGCAATCCTGCAGATCACATCTTCCATGCGATGCACGTTCCTGGTCCCGCTCACTGGCTCACTGCCCAGAGTGGATGTGGCTTTGGCTGCCAGGATCCGAAGCGATGCAATCTGCTCGATTTTACTATTGATGCGCTGGTCAATTCGATAAGCCTGCCCCAGATATTCTTTTTTCGTCATCCTACGTTCTCCTCCTTCAGCCTAGTAATCAAAAACTCAGGATCCATTTTGGTCAATACTCCGAACCAAGTGGAACGAAAGAATTTTTCTAACCTTGTCTGCATAACTGGATTCCTGCTTCTCATCGCTTGGCGATAATCCTTCACGGCTAATAATATAATCGCATTCGCCAAATTCTCATAAGCCTCATCCATCAAGACCAACCTCTGCTTTCACTGCTGCCAGCATCCCCTGCTGAACGGCATTTTTATTTTCTAACGCCTTTAGCACACGCTCATCAATCGTTCCTTTGGTGACAATATGCTGCAAGACAACCGTTTTCGCCCGTTGTCCTTGTCGCCAGAGCCGGGCATTGGTTTGCTGGTAAAGCTCCAAGGACCAGGTCAAACCGAACCATACCAACATTGAACCACCCGCTTGAAGGTTCAAGCCATGGCCAGCGCTCGCAGGATGAATGAGGCCTACACTGAGCTTGCCTACATTCCATTGCTGGATGTTCTTCTCCTGGTCTAAAGTCCCATACTTCACTTTAAGCTTTGTCAGCCGTTCACTGATACGCTCTAAATCATGCTTGAACCAATACGCCACAAGCATTGGCTGACCATTCGCCGCCTCAAGTAAATCCTCTAAAGCATCAAGCTTTCTTTCATGGAGTCTTCGCTTCTCTTTCTCGTCCGTATAAATAGCACCATTGGCTAACTGCAGCAGTTTATTCGAGAGTGCCGCTGCATTGGCTACGGTGATTTCTTCGCCTTCCATCTCCAGCACCATTTCTTTCTTAAGTGCCTTGTACTTTTTCTCTTCCGCTTCAGACAACGTTACCAGATAGGTATTGGACAACAGCTCTGGCATTTGCAAATGATCGGTGGCCCGCATGGAAATCGTGATATCCAAAAGCTTCTGATAAATCGCTTCCTCTGCCCCAGGCAGTGGCTTATAGGAAAACACCATTTGTGCATTACGTTTATCGGACTCAAAGTATTGCTCACGATAGCGCGTAATGTACCGACCTAAACGCTGCCCCATATCCAGTAGACGAAATTCTGCAAACAAATCCATCAATCCATTGCTACTGGGTGTTCCGGTAAGACCAACGATTCGCTTCACCTTGGGCCGAACCTTCATCAATGCCCGAAAGCGTTTGGCCTGATAGCTTTTAAAGGAACTCAGTTCATCAACGACGAGCATATCGAAATCAAAGGGATAACTGCTTTCTTCTACCAGCCATTGCACATTCTCACGGTTCACAATATAGAGATCCGCTTGCATCCGAAGCGCTGCTATACGTTCTTCCCGATTGCCAACAACAACACTGTAGCGTAAATCACGAAGATGCTCCCACTTCTTTAGTTCCTCTGGCCAATTGTATTTTGCTACTCGCAATGGTGCAATCACTAACACCTTATGAATCTCGAATCTGTCATATAGTAAATGCTGGATGGCCGTAAGCGTGATGACCGTCTTGCCCAAGCCCATGTCCAGAAGAATGGCCGCAATGGGATGCGTTTCGATATAACGAATCGCGTACCGCTGATAATCATGAGGCTTGAATCGCATCTAACATCACCTCAATCTGTTTTACTGCATCCAAAACATAAACGGAGTAACCAAGCTTACGCAACAGCAAGTGCCTGGCTATCTGCAGCTTTCGTGCTTTCTCTCCTGGCGCTTTAAGCTCCACGAAAGTCCATTTTCCAGCAGGCAACAGTACAATCCGATCGGGCATACCATCAAATCCTGGGGATACGAACTTGGGACATATGCCTGCTCGTGCCTTAACCGCATCCATCAATTTTTTCTCAAGTACCTTTTCTCGCATGGCTTTTTCTCCTTCAAAATTTAACTGGTGCCGGCCGGTGCCGCCTGTATATAGAAAGTCTCTTATAGGGCAAAAATTTCTGCCCTAAAGAGAGGTTTTAGATAAAGGGTACACCGGCCGGCACCTTTTCCAAAATCACTCCGTCAAAAACTCTGTTTTCAGCCGCAAGCCCTTGATGAACTTCCCTTTTTTATTGCGATAGCGTTCAAAACCAGCAGCTTCGATGGCACCATAGAAATCGGCCCCGCTGCGGATATATTCACCAGTTCTACTGCAAAACGCACGATACTCATCGTAAACTTCACCCGATTTTGTTACATAGGACAGCTCTATTTCACAACATTCCTCCAGAAAATGCTCCAACCAATTGTTATGCTCCCGGTATTCATCTATCGCCCGTTGCACACGTGGCGGAATACTGATTTTGCAATCTGCTGCAATGACCTTCCTCGCTCCCTCAATAATCCAGCTAAGAATGGCCCCGCCTGCATTTTCAAACAGGTAATCTGCATAATTTTTAATATCCGACTTTCCTTCAATCTTGGCGTCAAACGGAATCACAATAAGCCGGCGCCACGTTCCCTGATCCATGGCGCCCACACGCGGCAGATGGTTAGTGTAAAGCACCAACGTATGGCTTGGTGTATAGCTGAAGGGGTCCTTGTATTTCTTCTCGGCAGCAATTTCATCAGTAGAACAAAGCTGCTTTACATTGGCAGTGCTCAAGCGCATGCCTTCTTCAAGTTCAGCGGCAATCAGCAAGCGTTTTCCTTTGGCCTCGGCAAGCTCCGGTCGAACATTCCGCCGACAACCAATTGTCAAGGTTTCTGCTGACATGGTCCCACTGTAGCTGCCAAGCACTCTTGCCAATACATTCCAAAAGGTGGAATTTACCATTACGACCTTCACCGTAGGCAATGATGAGGGCTTCGATGAACACCTTGCCAATCGCGGCTAGTCCAACGATTCGCTGCACATATTCGATAAGCGCCTCATCGTCCAGAAAAAAGGTATCCAATGCCCGATCCCATAGCTCCTTACGAACAATATCCGGATCCACCAGGGTTTGCTTGGTAATGAAATCCCCTGGATTATGCCCCTGGCTGCCGTCCAGTCCTTTTCGCAGGTCATAGGTCAAAGACGGTGTATTGAGCAGATATTCGTTGTCATCCAGTTCCCGTTGACTGATTTCCAGCATCGGCCGCGTCTCCTTCATCGCATTACCGATATACTTAGACTCCCGCCGCTTAATCGCATAGAGTTTATAGCTCTCCGCATATTTATAGCGCAAATAGAGCTCCATTTGCTCGCTCGAAAGCTCTGCCAAGCGCTCCAGCTCTGTTTTTGACCTGCGGCTCAGACTAATCTTTACCACGTCGCCACTATCCTGTTCATCTAGCAGGGCCTTCACGCATTTCATTTTTGCCTCGGCCTCGGCAAGCTGCCGATCCGTCAACTGTTGCGAAAAGCCCTGCGCCTTCGGTTTACTTTCTTCCCAATAGCTGCCGTTATAAACGACAAAATCTGTGGATGGTGAATACCGCAAACACCAGCCATATTCCCTAGCCAGCACAACGGCCTGCCCCACATCGGAGTTATCCGCCGGCATAAGTTGGAAGCCACTCGCATATTCTTCCGGTTCTACGTAATTCGGGTCCGCTGCAACCTTTTGATAAAAGCCCTGGGCACTCTTCCATATGCACTCCAATTCTTCCATCGTGAGTGGCGGCTCACATTTTGCCGCCCGTTGAAAGAAAAACTCCGCAGCCTTGTCCGTATCGCCATAGCGTTTAATAATCCGCCCGGCAAACTTTGACAGCGTGGCATTACGCTGTCCTTCTGGAATCTTATCCAACGTAGCCTCCCAGAACATAAACTTCTGTTCATCCAAAAACTCAAGGATGCTTTTGCTGCCCTCATGCCACACCACCTGCGGGTCTTCCGTTCCATAAAGGAAACGCGCTGCATCTTGAGCGTTTTTATCAAAGTACGGAAAGTAGCTCAGAAGCCGTTTCTTCTGCTTCACATAGGTATCCACAAGCTCGATTGCTTCTGTTGGAAAATACACGTGGAATCGTGGTCGCGCTGTTTGTTCGCCTTTCGGCTTGTTATGATTGCGGCTATAGACTAAAACATAAGCTACCTCTGGAAACTGCTCTGCCAATGTATCTGCGGTTATCCAATCCTCCGGATTATCCGAATGCTCGTTATCACAATCCTCCGGGATGCAGTCCGCTGCCTCAAAGTTCGCACTACTACGATGATTTCCCTGATAGCCTGCCATCACATGGTCGTACCGAACCGCATAAGCCATGGACTTCGCATCTGTGATTTCTTCTTGGATCGGATAGAGAGAATTCCGCTCCTCGCCCCGACAATTTGCTCGGTAAAGAGTAAACTTCATCGCTCTACCTCCTCCAGGTCATCCGTAAAATACCGGATGGCCTTTCCATATTTTTTCGCCCGATCTAGCTCCTGTTGCATACCTTCGCTAATTGCATTACCAAAACACCACAGCTCATGGCATTTTCCGAGCAAGGTAAAATTCATGAACAGCGCCAATTCTCGTTCATCAGCCTTTTCATCACTCAGAAACTGCGGGAAATAGATATGTGGCGCAATGGGCAGGCGCCCTTCCTCAACAGCAAAACGGCAATAATACTGTGCCTTCATTGCATTGTTCACTTCATCCCCTCGGTAGGGGCTACAAATATATACTAGCGGACGGAAAGCGAGCTTTGCCTCTCGCATCACCTTGCTAAGTGCCGCATAACACGTAGGATCTGGATACCCTTCTGCATTTACTCTGTCGTTACACATGCGTTGCCGCCTCCTTTAACCTGCTCGCGAAGCTTTGTCAGGCTCCATTCCAGCAGCCGTTTACGTTGGTCAAAGTCCGCTACTGCCACCAGGAGACCAATATCTATCGTCTGCAGGTGATCCAGTTGTTCAATCTGCCAATCCGTCAAATAGGGCCGAATTGATTTTCCCTTTTCAACGTGATGCGCCAAACGAAACTGCTTTGCAGATACCCCAAGCACCAGTCGATTCAGCAAATCACACTCATTCGAGAAATGATACGGTCTGGGATTTTCATGCAGCATCTTGATCTGAGCCGTAAGCTTAGGAAATTGCTGTCTGGCATTTACCAAAGTCTTAATAAAGCTTTCCATCGCATTAAAGCGTTTAATATAAAGTTCCTTAAAATGCGCTGCTTTTTTTCCGGTATAGCCCATGACCAAGAACATGAAACCATCTCGCGTTATATAAACACATGGCTGTTTCTTACCTTGTCCGTTCTTATAGGAGGACGGTCCAAAATTGGACTGTCGAAATCCGGCCGAACAATCAAGCTCGCGAATATCTCGCATAACATGCTTATGTTCCTTCTCAAAGAACTTAGCTACAAACAAACTGTCTACACGTGCGACGTCATCAGCATCAGCAAAGATACCATATTCGTCTCTTGGGATCACAAACTTCATGTGAATCTACCTCTTTTCAGGCAGACAAAACGTCCACCTCTGTTTTATTTAGAGATGGACGTCTGCAGAAAGCTTGGTTCACCTCTCTACTATCCAATGGAGGTGACCACCTGGTTTTGACGAAATAAATTCAATCTTTTTTATAAAATTTTGTAACATACCCGTCAGCCCGCAGTAACAATCCTTTTGCCCAGGGCGGTGTTCGCCCCATTTCTTCACATACAACTGCCAAAGAAGGCTCCGGCTCTACCTCGATAACCAATTCATCATGAATATGCATGCAGATTAAGCTACTCCGCAGATTTTTCATGGCGAAGCACAAAAGATCACGCGAGGTCGCCTGCACAATATTTTCGACAAACTTTGGCCCATAGGAATCCAGCCGCTCCCATTTTTTTGTTGGACCAACACCTTCATAGGTGATGCAATTACCACCAAATTTATTGGTCCCGAGGTGCGGCTTCACATAAGCCAGCTTTCGTCCTGAAGGCAAAGTGATAAATAGCATCCCACTCTTGCAAGATATCGTCATCCCGTAGCTCGTGACCGTCGTTTTGCCACGAACAGCCTTAAAAACTGCATGATCGATTCCCCACCAGAAATCCACGATATGGGGATTTGCCTGTCGCCAAGCACTGACCAATTCAGATAGTTCTTCCTCAACAAGCCCCAACTCCAGTGCCCCCATAGCTTTTAAAGCTCCAACGGAACCTCCATAACCGAGCGCCAATTCAGCAATCTTCCCTTTCTGCCGTAAGTGCCCATTGATTCCATGCTTTTTTACTGGAACCTTGAACATCTTTGACGCGCTCGCGCAATAAATATCGCCGCCTTGCTGAAAGACCTGCTGCCGCCATGTTTCACCGGCAAACCAGGCGATTACCCTGGCTTCTATTGCTGCATAGTCAACTACCAGAAACTGTTTGCCTTCGGCCGGAATGAACGCGGTACGAATCAGCTGTGAAAGTATATCTGGCACATCTCCATAAAGCATTTCCGTCGCCTCATAATTACCAGCTCGAACCAAGGCCCTCGCTTCAGCCAAATCCTCTAAATGATTCTGGGGCAAATTCTGCAACTGAATCATACGTCCGGCCCATCTGCCAGTTCGATTGGCTCCCATAAACTGAAACATGCCACGGGCCCGACCATCGTCACACACGACACTCTCCATACGCTGATATTTTTTCACCGATGATTTTGCCAACTGCTGCCGAAGCAGTAATACCTTTTGAAGTTCGGTTGTCGCTGTCTTTAAAAGTTCAGCGACAGCCTTCTTCCCCAGTGTATCCGTTACCAATCCATTCGTCGCAAGCCAATTCTTCATCTGTTGCACAGAATTTGGATTTTCCAATGCGGTAAGCTCCTGCATCGCCGCCATAAGCTCTTGGCGAGAACGTGTATCCATCTGAATCGCCTGCTGCACCAGTTCCTGATCCAGACGAACACCGCGATCGTTTATTTCCTGGTCAAAGATGTATTCCTGCCAAACATCTTCAACCACAGGAAACTTTGCCAATCGCTGTTGGATGCCCATTTCTGTTTCAACATCGCGCAAATTATATTGTTTGAATGCTTCCCATTTCCCCAGGTCATCTTGCGGGCGATTCCTTGTACGACCACCATTCACTTTTGTCGGAGAACAGGGCTGGCAAAAATAGCGGATTAAATCTTTACCCTCCGTAAGCTTTTGCTTCTCCAATCCAAGAACAACACCTACACCTTCCAGGGATAGCGGCAAGCCCATGGTCGCTGCCCAAATCATCGAACAATGCCAACCTTCCGCAGCAAGATAGTTTCCCCTTGGATAGCCCAAGCAGCGGGACAAGCATATACGCTCAAAGGTCGCATTGAAGGCCCATTTGACAACTTTTTTATCGTCCAACGCATTGAGAATAGCTTCTGGAATCGTCTCACCCATAGCCAAATCCAAGACCTGTACTGCTCCTCCATCAACAGCATAGGCAAAGAGCAGAATCTCAAATACCGGTGACTCAACATAGCGATATACTCCGCTCTTGGCCAGGCTTACATCGCTATATGTTTCAATATCAATACTAAGTGTTTTCATCCAATTTTCTCCTTAATTTAAAACGGCGAAGGTGTCTTGCTTCCTCCGCCGCCTGCTTTATTTTGTCAATTTTTCTTATATAGGTAGTCCCAGGCCTTCATAAAAGAGCCTGCTATAACCACGCCTATAACTGTCCCAACGATGATTGACCCTATGGTCGTGCAGGTCAACGTATAAAGCGACATCATATCATTTCCCATCTCAGCATCCTCCTTAGTTCAAGAAATCTTCATCTGCAGCCGTGGCAAAATCTGCCTCTGCACTTGCTTTGCCGCCTAAAGGATCCCCATCGCGAAGTTTCTGCAAATTATTGAGTCCACAGGCAATCCCTTTATTCCCAGAACTATTGAAAGCATAGAAGCTGATGCTGGCACGTCCATACACGCCGGAATATACCTCTGAGCGCTGGAGGATTGGATTGCAATCTGCATCGACGATACCAGGCGCTGTCGTAGCGTTCGCATTCACAAAGTACGCATTGGCATAGGCTGCATCATCCGGACGCTCTACATCACCATCACGCAGCGGATTCTTGATAGCTGCCAAAGGCGGGACGGAACGACCATTGCCTTTGAGCTTGGTTTCGCCTTCTTTATAGGCAGCCTCAATCGCAGCCCTCAGTTTTTCTACGGTCTTCGTATCGCTCTTCGGGATAATTAGACTCACACTGAATTTTGGGGCTCCACCATTGATTGACTTTGGTTCCCAGACATTGGCATAACTCCAGCGCGTAGCTGGTCCGGTGATGACCTTCATTGGATTGGTATTTTTAACAGTTTTACTCATGATTCTTTTCCTCCATAAAATCAAATTTTGCATTATTGATAGCCGGACGTTTATCACTTTCCGGCACTAACGTTGGCTTACCCGGTGGTTTTTCAATATAGGCCTTGAGCAATTCCTCAAAACGCTGTTTTCCTAAAAGCTTCTGCATGGCCGTAATACCCAGGAGCTTCTTTTCGTACGGATCAAAGCCAGCCTCTGTCACGACTTGCGTAACTACGGAGTCACTGGTATACCGCCGTGTCGAGCGCCCCTCAACCAGTTTCCAGCCCTTCCACTCTTTCCCAGATATAGCTTGCTGCAATGCATAGTCCTTCACATCGTTGGCCCAGACAGACAGTTCATCTACCTTGGAAAGAATGACTTCTATCTCTGCTTCCACCAAGGTTGACGGCAACCTAAAATCATGCTGTGCTAAGAGCAGATTAGCTTCTGCACGAGCCCGGCATATACACTTTGCCTTACAGAAACGACACCATTCACCGCAGTGAAAGTCTCCTTTGCCGACAAAAGCCAAGGCAGCAGTTGGCTTTAAAACAGCATTGGCCCATTCGTATAGAACGCTTTTATCCATCTCAAAGACGCTGACGTTTTCGCGCCTTGGCTGATAAATCGCCAAGCGAACCTTCGCGATATCGTAGAGCACATCAAACATGGCCAAGGCACCGAGGGCGTAGCATTTGAGCTGCGGATTGTCCGTAGCATCTACCATAATGCCCTGACCATGCTTATAATCACAAATGCTGAGCGTACCATCTGCGATGACCAAAGCATCAGCAGTTCCAAAGCCTTTTGGTACCCAAGACGAGAAATCCACCCGTTGTTCTACCAATATAATAGGGTCTGGTGAACTGAGCTTCGCCTGTTCCACGGTTTCCATGACAAAATCGCGGTAACCATCTGTACAGTTTTCCATTTCTTCATTGTAGAACTTGAGCTTCTTTGTTGGATTCATTGCTTTTCGCCCGAGCGCTTTCAGCAGCTTGAACTCGCCTAGTGCATGGGCTTCTGTTCCCTCGACCGCATATTCGCTGACCAGCTCTTCTCGACCAGAGCCTTCACACAGCTTTACTGAGGGTGGACAATGCAGCCACCGATTTGCGGAAGATGCAGCAAGCACCGCATGTTCTTTAGCTGGCATCGCCAAGCACCTCCGCTTCCTTTATAAGCGCCGGATATTCACTGGAATCAAGCTCTGAAAGCTTTTCTCCGCCATGCTTCTGCAGCAAAGCCTTTACCTGCTCTGTGTATCCCAGCCGAGATTTTTCTGCCAGCACACTGCGAACCTGAACCAAGGTTATCGCTGACTGCTCAGGCTTCTTCTCCTCGAAAAGCTTCGTCAATCCATCGGCTACGCTTTCAATAGCGGCAACAGCAGCATGCAGTTTGGCTATTGCTTCTGTTAAATCTTGCATGATAATTTTCTCCTTTCTGTACCTTGACGGCGCTTAAGCTATGTGCCAGCCTAGCCGACACCACACTGATCGCCAGCAGTACTTCTACCATATTTTCTTGTCTATCGATCTTGGGACGCATCTTCTCACCTCCCCTGGAAGTGTTATGCTGTTTTTCGCTTCCCACTATCCACTGGAGGTCAGACGCCCATTTTGACGAAAGGTTTTTAAATTTTTTCAAAAGCTCGGCGCACTCTTATAAGGGAAAAAAAAGACGCTTGCCGAAGCAAAACGTCTCTAAAAATAAATTGATATATTTTTCGTCAAAAGCATGCCTTCAGCTCCATAGGATAGTGAAGGGTAACCTTCAGATTGGAGGATCCTATGAACAACGTACAAAAAATTCTACAGCCATTAACAAAAAATCCCCTGCAACTCACTGAAAAGCCAACGGGCCCCACCAACGAACAGTTGCAACGTGATTGTGGCTACCACAAAGCCCAAGAACTTCTCCATGCCTTACGGGAAGCTGACCTGCTATCTGCACAGGAGTTCAGTGAAATCGCACAGCTCAACCGGGAAACCTTCCGGCCATTTTTATTTGAAATTATGCAAAATACAACTGGCTAATCATCTCATTCAGAGGTAATATGTGATACTACCGAAGGAGATGAACCCGTTGAAAAAGATGACTACCATTCCGCCAGTAGAAACACCAGCCAAACGAAAAAACTACGTGTAGCGGCATATTGCCGTGTATCTACGGCTAGCGATGCACAGCTCGAGAGTCTGGATACCCAAAGGAGCTACTACAAAAACTATATCAATGCCCGTAGTGATTGGGAACTGGCTGATATATATTTTGATGAAGGCATCACGGGCACCAAGATGAATCAGCGGGCCGGCCTCCTGAAACTTCTCGCCGATTGTGAAAGCCGGCAAATTGATCTGGTCGTCACGAAGTCGCTCAGTCGCCTCTTTCGCAATACAACGGATTGCCTGGAGATTGTACGGCACCTTCAGGAACTGAATATCCCCATCTACTTTGAGAAGGAAAATTTGAATACACAGACCATGGAAAGCGAGCTACTTCTCTCCATCATGAGCTCACTGGCCCAAGATGAATCTGCTTCCACATCCAAAAACATCAAGTGGTCAATCAGGCAACGCTTCAAAAAGGGAAACTATAAACTAAGCTACCCACCCTATGGCTATGATTGGGACGGGAAAGAGCTACGCGTAAATCCTGAACAGGCCGCTGTAGTGAAAGAAATATTTGCCGACTACCTTGTCGGCAAGAGCGTCAGGAGTATCATCCGAAAACTGAATAACCGCGGTATTCTTACCAAACGCAAGAATAAATGGCAGCATGCAGCCATTACCAATATTCTCATCAATGAGAAGTATACCGGTGATGCCATTTTTCAAAAGACCTATATGGACGACAGCTATAAGAAAAAGGTCAATACTGGCGAGCGTGATCAATATTTCTATGCTGCGCACCATGATGCAATTATCAGCCATGAAAGCTTTGCGCAGGCGCAGAAGCTACTCGCACAGCACCGCCAGGAAAAGGGCAATAAAAAAGGCGATCCTAAGCATAATAATCACTATGCCTTTTCTGGAAAAATCATCTGTAGCGAATGTGGGGACACCTTTCGTCGGCGCATCCATGCCAGCACCGGTAATCGCTACGTCGCTTGGTGCTGCAACACGCACATTCAAGATAAAAACGCCTGCTCCATGCTCTATATCCGCAACGACCAATTAGAAGCAGCCTTTGCGGCCATGATTAATAAACTCATCTACGCCCGGAAGATTATCCTGACACCCTTGATTGAAAAGATGAAAATCTACAGTGCCGATGATACGATCCACCGCATCCGAGAACTGGAAACTGAGCTAATGAAAATCACGGAACAGAAGCATACGCTACAGCGCCTGATGGCTGATAAGTATCTGGATCAGGTCATTTTTACACAGCAAAGCAATGAGCTGCAAACACAGGCGAACACCTACAATAAAGAACTTACGGCCCTGCAAAAGAGCGGTGGCAAAAGTACCGAGCAGTTGGCGGAGCTTAAACGGCTCTTATATTTCACGCTGCACACGCCCATCCAGCATAGCTTCAAGGAAAGCTTTTTTGAAGAATATGCCGTGAAGGTCATTATATACAACCGCCAGGAAGTCGGCTTTCAACTCAAGTGCGGCCTTACCCTACGCGAAAGGATTTGATTTTATGAAGCTTATTCCCTATGGCTACCGCCTGGAAAACGGCGTAGCCGTAATAGACGATACCACGGCAGACGCTGTGAAACAATTTTTTGCCGACTACCTGGCCGGCATGGGGCTCACAGCCGCGGCAAAGAAAGCCGGCTTTACGCCTTACCATGGATCCGCCAAACGGGTCCTACAAAATCGGCATTATCTCGGCGATGCCTTTTATCCAGCTATTCTGGACGAAAAGATCTTTGATCAGGCCGCCGCTATGCTGATTAAACGCGCGGAAAAACTAGGCCGGCTTAATAAGGCCAAAGCTCCGATAGTGCCAAAATTCCGAATCACTTTTATATGCTCGAACCTACAGTAGAAGAAATCAATCCCTTGCTGCAAGCAGAATATCTCTACAGCCTGATAAAAACGGAGGTGAGCTAATGGAGTCCAAAGTCATGATTATTCCAGCAAAGCGACGTATGGGAAATAATATTCTGGAAGAAGAACGGCCAAAGCTTCGTGTCGCAGCCTACTGCCGCGTCAGCACAGATAGCGAAGAACAGGCCTCCAGCTATGCGGCGCAGATCGAACACTATACCGACTATATTGCCAAAAATCCAGACTGGCAGCTGGCAGGAATCTTCGCCGATGACGGCATCTCCGGCACCAACACAAAGAAGCGTACGGAATTCAACCGTATGATCGACGAGTGTATGGCCGGTAACATCGACATGGTCATCACCAAATCCATCAGCCGATTTGCCCGCAATACTCTTGACTGCCTGCAATACATCCGGCAGCTCAAGGACAAGAATATCCCGGTTTACTTCGAAAAGGAAAACATCAACTCCATGGATTCCAAGGGCGAGGTCATGCTCACCATTATGGCTTCTCTTGCACAACAGGAAAGCCAGTCCCCTCAGCCAGAACGTGAAGCTGGGGCTTCAGTACCGCTACCAGCAGGGCGAAATCCAGGTCAACTGCAACCGCTTCCTCGGGTTTACAAAGGATGATAATAAGCGCCTGATCGTTGTCCCTGAGGAAGCAGAAATCATAAAGCGCATCTACCGGGAATACCTCGAAGGTGCCAGCATGCTGAAAATCAAGCGTGGTCTTGAAGCAGACGGCATTCTTAATGGTGCTGGAAATGAAAAATGGCATACCAGCAATATCAATCAGATTTTGCGAAACGAAAAGTATATTGGAGATGCCCTGTTGCAGAAAACCTATACTACGGACTTCCTCACAAAGACTCGAGTAAAGAACCACGGCGTCGTACCGCAGTATTATGTAGAAAATAGCCACGAAGCCATTATCCCGCGTGAAATATTCATGCAGGTGCAGGAAGAGCTCATCCAACGCCGCATCGTCCATACCAGCCCGAACGGCAAGAACAGGACCTTCAGTTGCATTCACTGTTTCTCTAACATGATTATCTGTGGCGGCTGCGGTGAGGTGTTCCGGAGGGTCCACTGGAACAACCGAGGTAAGAAGTCCATAGTCTGGAGGTGCGTCAGCCGTCTAGAAAACACAGGCTTGTTCTGCGAGGCCCGAACGGTACTTGAGAGCACCTTAGAGCAAGTGATGGTCACGGCCATCAATCAAGCATTATGTGATAAAGACCATTTTCTCATCACGCTGCAGAAAAATATTGAAACCGTAATTTGTCACGAAAACAGTCATACCCTTACCGCAATCGATAAACGGCTTACAGAACTTCAAGCAGAGCTCTTGAAGCTCGCCAGCTCAAAGGCTGACTACGAGAAGGTCGGCGATGAAATCTATCGCCTACGTGAGGAGAAGCAAAAGGCTCAGGTCGAGAACCTCGGCCGGGATGAAATGCAAAAACGTATCACCGACATGAGCGCATTTCTTAAGGAGCAACCAATTGGCCTAGCCCAATATGACGAGACGCTTGTCAGGCGGCTGATTGAAAAGGTCACTGTCTACGAGGACAAATTCACCGTGGAATTTAAGTCCGGCTTGATGGTGGATATTGAGTAATAATTCCATATAACACGAAACTCTGCTAACCATTACGGTCGGCAGAGCTTTTTTATTGTTTCACTTGATTGTCTAATATCCCATAGGATTTAAAATATCATCAATCTGTCACAAAAGTCGGATCATAGACGCACAAGCGGTTTCTGCCTGTCCTTTTTGCTTTATACATGGCATTATCGCTGTTGGCTATGAATTTATCCAAATCGCCATCTGTTTTAGGAATATCAGAAAACAATCCTATGCTAACAGTGAATTTTATGGTGTCCTTCTCATGAAAAGGAGTATTTTCTATAATTTTTCTAATCCGGTTACCCACTTCGATTCCCGTCTGACAATCGGTATCGGGAAGCAAAACGACAAACTCCTCCCCGCCATATCTGCCGCAAATATCTGATTCGCGAATGTTTTTTGATATAATTTCTGCAGTTTGAATTAGTGCTTCATCTCCTACCTGATGTCCAAATTGGTCATTAATTTTTTTGAAATAGTCGATATCGATGAAAAGAAAAGACAATGGCAAATTCTGACGCTTGCAAAAACTAAAATAAGTTGAAGCGGTTTCCATAAAATTTCTTCGGTTTTTTACATGTGTCAAGGGATCCATGTTGGCAAGTTTTTTTAATTGGTCATTAACGCTTTCGTATATCATTAACATGAATCCGCTGCTGTTAATCATCATTAAAAATATAAAAATCAAAAATGTGACCGATTGCACAAAATTGTTTGATAATAGTGATACACTTTTATTCATAAAACCTATTGTTGCTCGGAACACCATCGCAATGCATATCATTAGTTGTAAACTTCCCAGAAATCGTTTGAACTGGCTGCCGTTTTTGTTAAAAACATAGGCAATGGCAGGGATCAGATATATGGATATTATAATTACTGACGCTACACCCACCCAATAACTAGGTGATGCACCACATATAACTATAAAATTGAAAGTGACAACCCCAGCTAACATTATCCCGAATTGAATCCGATTAATAATTGATGTGATGTCCTTTGTTATCGTAATCAAAGCCATGGACTCAAGATAAAACCCAAAATAAAGAAGTGAATTACCCAAGTTTACCGAAACTATTTCAGGGATTTGTCCCCGAAATGCGAAAGCAATCCAACCCAGAGCCTGCACCAGTTTGGAAAAGATAAATTTTTTAAACAGCTCCTTCTCAGATATGTGAGTGTTGCTTATTAAAAAAGCAAATGCCATCATCAGAAAGAACAAATTGCCCCAGAACAAGATGAGAATTGTTGTTTTGACATCGATGTTAATCAAGTTGTATAAACTATCAAAAAATTGCAATAGGAATACCTCCATTCTCCCCCACCTTTATAACAAGCATACTGCAAAGGTGTAAATATGTAAAACATCTAAATTGACCACTGCAAGCCGATGTAATCTAAATCGACCACACGCAAACCCATGTTATCTAAATCGCTCTGTCACGTTCAAAATCATACCTTTGGACTTGTTCCCACGAACAGATATTTTCACGATTCTAACAAATCAGATTTTTGCTCTAAACCCCCGGAAAGCCTTTATTTACAGGCTTCTTATTACCCTTATTCTTTTACCCTTGACATCAATACTACCGTCTCAACATGGAACGATACGTTTCGCTTGATGTCCGGTTTTTGGGGCTATAAATGAGGAAACATTTCCAAAACGCTCTTGGGGAATATTTCCTCACTTAAAACTAAGTAAAAATGTGCTTTTTGATACTTCTTTATACTTTTACAGTCGACATATTCCCTTGACATCCATCTTGCCCACTTGGAACGAGCTCTCGCATTTAACGTCTTAAAATTACGCTATTTAGCGCTTGTGGGAACATTTCAACAGTTAATTCTGAAAATATGGAAGGCTGTAAGGCGCATAAAATCGTGCTTTTAAATTTACGAGTTTTAGAAATTTATGTCCCTTTTCCCATAAACTCGAGCTATAGAGCAATATGTTTTGCTTAATGACCGGTTTTTAAAACTATAAATAAGAAAATATTTTCATGCTTGTAACTACGTAAAATGTTTTATTTAATACGTTTTTACTTTTACAGTTGAGGAATTCCTCGTAGTAGAATTCCGAGCTAATCATCATAAAGCGTCAGCTTCTATCCTTGATATAAACACCTTACTGGTTTTAACTGTACCACATCACGCGAAGAAACCATCAGTATCAAATACGTGGTCTAATTCATCGTTGCTCATTACACGAGAAACTTTGTCTCTGACTGAACTTTTGGACATATCAAGACGTTTGAATCGATTATTTCCCGCAGCATCTTTGCACATACGAATAAGCTGAATTCTTCCAACACCGGGATTTTGTCTGGCATATTCTGCAAATCCTTTTGCTTTGCCAAGATTGTCTTTAAATTCCGGATTGTGTGGTTCAAGAATATCAATAACATATTTAGAAATTTTGTCTTTTCTAATAATGATAAAATCCGGATAAGTACGTTTAGGAATAGCATCTATCTCATATGGAATACAAAGAGGCCATGTACCGCGAGAAGGGTTGCGGATCCAGCATACAAAATCATCTCGTCTTTCTTCCTCCGAAATAACTCCTTCTTCCCATGTATTTAGCTTTAACTTTGCGACTCCCGAAGCATCGTTTATAAAAAGATGATCTGCATATTCTTTTCCGCCATCTTCGTAAGGAACTTGAATTGTTTCAGGAAGTCTGAAGTTATGCTTACTTACGTCATCACCATCCGAGACAATGCTATCATATTGTTTTCTTATTTTTTCCGAATTAACTGTAGCAATGTATCTACGATATTCATCATTCAATCCGTGAAATCTTGCCTCGGCATATTGGTAAAGGCTATTCATGCATTCCACGTCTGCAACAAACAGAATAACATCAACTTTAAAAGCACTTGGATTATTTATATCCATGTATTTATTACCATATACATTGCCAATGCCTTCGTTGCAGAGTTTACTGTCTGCTACACGAAATTGCCTGTCGATATCAGAATCTGTTGTTGTGAATAGGTCGTGTACAGAATAATTGGCTACTGTTTCACCAAAAGCATCAAAAATCTGTGTGACCAACTTAAATTGCTTTACTTGTAGGACAAGATCGTCATATTTATCTTTGGCTTTGAGCATTTCAACATGGTCATATATCATTTGAACGATTTCTGATTGGATTTCTCGAATCGCTTCACGCTGAAGACCAGACATAGTGAGTAGGTGAGCCATTTTAAATAAAGAAACTAAATAGTTGCTAATGCGAACAGCTCTAACATCATAGGATAAAAGCCCAGCATCATTAATAAATTTCATTACAGCTTCACGGTCAAATAGTTCTTCAGTAGCTTCAGCAGTGTTTATGGTAGCTTCATTGTTTTCGATGATTGGCACATCTTTTTGTGTCTCTGTAAGCATAGATGTGCCAATAGTATTTGAAGTTGGCACTACTGTAGTTTCTTCTGTGTATTTTTTTTCATCATTAGATGTATCAGAACCTTCTGGTGAAATATTCTTAGCTTCATGAGTTGTAGTATTAATTGGTTTTTGTGTACCATTGTTTATGTTAAAATCAGTATTAGTATTACCAGAGTCGAAATCATCAAGAGACATTCGACCGAGAATTTCCTGAATTTTTCTTTTATTCTTCGACTTTACAGTTAGCGTTTCAAATTTTCTGCCTGTCAGCGATTCGCCATATATATCTGTAGGAATGTCACCACCTTCGGCACTTTGCAATGCATCTACAACCTCCTTTACAGTTTCTTCATTGAAGTATGGCAAATATAAATGGACATCGTTTAATACATCATCCACTTGAATATGCATCTGCATTGGCGTTCTAACCATGCGCCCAAGTAGTTGTGCAATATAGGTTGCATCATTTGCGTGTTTGAATGACATCATGGTTTCAGCACGAGGGCAATCCCATCCTGTAGAAAGACTTTCTTTAAAGAACACTACACGTATATTTCGGTCTTCAGCAATTCTAGAAGGCTCTTCATAGCAAACTTCAAGACCATTAATTTGAATAGAGGCGTTTGTCTGCCCGAAAGTATGAACAACTTGTCCTGCTTCAAATTTGATTCCAGTACGTTCTTCTATTTTACTTAAACAATCATCCAAATCTGTGTCAGATAAATTGCTGCCACTACCACTCAATACTTGTACAACTAAAACGGGATTTACATAAGCATAGTGTTGCTCATAGCAGTACTGTGTCCAATGATCCCATTTTTCTTTCCAGTCATCCGCTGCTGCTTGCAGTATAGCCATATCTTTATTCGCAGCACCTTCTTCTGGATAGGTAATAACAATTCTATCCTTTAAAAGGCCAGATGCACGCACTTCATCAGCTGAAACTACGAATTTATGGATTGTGGAGGAAGTTCCTTCAACCAATGCATTGAATCGTTGTGTTGTTGCAGACATGCCAATTACCACTGGCATCGGAGGAATGTCATCTTCAATACTACCTTTGAGGAACTTTTGCATGATGGTTGTGGCTTTACCAGCCTCTCGTCCCTGCATACCACGATGGGCTTCATCTATAATGAAGTAGAGACGATTTCCTTTTTCGCGAATGGTATTAGCGATGGTTTGCCAAATGGTATAGGAGCGACCATCACCATTCTTTGTTAAGTTTGATGTTTTTGATAACTTTTGTGTATTTAAAAAATATATATGCCCATCTTCAAAGAACTCCTTGTCAAAAGAATCTTCGCTAACAGTTACACACTGTCCAAGACTAATTTTATCTGCCTTTGAATCGATTTTTAATTTTGATTGTTCATTTAGTTGTGGAGAATCTGAAAGCCAAATAACAACGGCATTCTGCTGTTCTGAGTATGACTCATCGCCAAAGAAAAGGCTTTCAATCAAAGAAGCCATAATGATTGTTTTGCCTGCGCCAGTAGGAGCAGTAAAGGATACTACCTGCGGAGCATGGGTTCTGTGGTAACTGCCCAATGCTTCCGCTGTTTTCATACGAATGTCAGCGAGAGCTCTTTTTTGAAATGGAAATAATTCTACCTTCATATTTACCTCCTTGTGTTAATACGGAAATTATCCAAATAGTCTCTGTAAAGCTGATAGCAATCTTTATTGTCATAGGTGCGAATCATTTCCCGATAAGCGCTCTCGGAGTCAGTAACAATAAAAATTGTTTGAATTTCTGTGTGAGTGGATAACTCCGCATCAAATTCCGAATAGCAGGTTTCATCAATTAGAACGGCCATCTTGTTTTGGGGAATAATGAGCATCTTGGGTAACCTATTACTTTTCAGCAGAGGGCATTTACCAACAGCTCCGCCTTTCATCCATAGAACAGGCATTAGTTCTCTGAATTGTCTTCCTAATGCTATAGATGTTTTATCAAGGAAACTTAGTTTTAAAAATTGAGCATTAGTTTTAAATCCATTTTTCATTGAAATTTTTAAGGGTACTTGTTCTTCTATATCACCCAATAATATATCAATCTTATTTTTTATTGAATCAAAATTACTTTTATTTTTTGTAAAGATATAAAAAGTTGTTATATGAAACATTTCGTCCAGCGCATCTAGCCATTCATCAACATAATCGTCATCAAACAACACAGAAATATTATGTTTCTCATTGTCAGATACAACGAACTTTGTTTCGTCTGAAATTAAATTCTGTGGAAGTATGCCTTTTGCAAAGAGAGACATGAGTGCTTTTTTATCTTTTTTATTCATTGTTTTTATATTATTAAAATATCCAACGTGAATGAATTTTCGCTGTTTAAACTTTTTTTCGCTTAAAGATGTTATATACTCGTTCTGGAGTTCAGAACCATCCTTACGTTTTCCTAAAATACTATTTTTTGTTCGTGGCCACGTAACAGAATGTGCGATACCAAGCTCTTCCCACTCTCTATCTCCTGCTTGGAAACCTTGTTTTTTAAGTTCCGTTGCCTCATCATTTGAAACTTCATTGTTTGTAATAAGGATGCATCTTCTATTACCACCATCTTCGTAATTCATAATATTTACTGCATGTAAAGTTGTTCCAGAACCTGCAAAGAAATCTATTATGAGCGCATTTTTATTGTTTTTAAGAACAGCTGATATGGCATCTTTTTCCGCATAGACTGACTTTGGAAAAGAAAATGTTCTTGACCTTCCTATAATTGAAGATACTAAATCTGTGCCATATGCTCCTGCATCATGTAGCGTTCTATACCAAACCGTTTTAATAGCTCTGTTATTTGAATTAGCATATTCTATATTTACAACACCGGTATTAGAGTCTCTACTAGTAATAATAATATTCCCATCATCAATTAATTTTTGATTAGGGATACTAATATAACTGATTGCCCATGTTTTTCTAGTTGTATCGTATTTACCTAAAGAAACATACCCCTTGTCTATTAATTTTCTAAGGGTTTCATACCCTACTCCCCAGTTACCATAACTTCCATCGCTCCTTATAGGCCACGCTAATTCATATTCTCCACTCTTCATATCTAAATCTGGTAGCTGTTCATAAGGTAGATTTGTTCCAGTACCTACAACACGTTTATGTTGTTTATCTACGTATACAGGATAAAACATGTTTTTTCTATCTTCTCTTCTTGCATTTGTTCCAGAGCGCAGCAAACCTTTCCATCTAGGTTTTCTACCTTCTTCTACAGGATTTAAAAGGTTATCTTTAGCTTCACATACAAAAGCATTTGGTGCGAAGCAATACAAAGCATATTCCTCGACCCGTGAAAATCTACCTTGAGTAACGCCCTTAGGATTTGTAACATATGTTGTCATTTGAATATAGAATTCTGGCATTATTTGTTCCAATAATGCTCTAAGATGATGAACTTCATGTTCGTCAATTGTTACAATCATAACTCCCGTAGCAGGATTCAGTAATCGTTTAGCTATTTTTAAACGTTTTTCCATAAAAGAAAGCCATTTACTATGCCTATACGCATCAGAACCATCAACATAATCATTGTTGTATTTCCAATCTTTTGCACCCGTGTTGTAGGGCGGATCGATGTAAATACAATCAACTTTTCCAGCATATAGATATTCCAATAGCTGAAGAGCATGATAATTATCTGCCTCAATCAGGGTGTGCCACAATTCGCTATCAGGAGCGTTTTCTACAGAGTCAATTGGTTTCAACGTCGGATAAATTGGCTCTCCAAATTCCGCTATCACAACTATTTCAGTTTTTTTGAAAGAAACATGCTCGTGTGTTTCTCTCCCGTCGCACAGGATATCATCTCCATCTATTTTCAAGACTGTATAAATTTCTTTTACATATCCTGTTTTCAAAGCCACTTTTGAACCCACATGAATAGGCATATCGTAAAGAGGTGTGCATTCAGGTAGATGCTCTTCAAACACCAGTCCGAATTTCTTCTGCTTAACTAATTTATCTGTTTCCTGTAGGATTCTTTTTCGAAGTGCCGGATCATCTATTTGTTGAATTAGGTCTTGCAATAAAGCCACAACTTTCACCTCATCTTTCTGTAATTGCAGGTTGAATTTTAAGCATAGAATTCCTATGATTTAAAAGAGACAAATGCATGCTTTTCAAGTTCCTTACAGAATCATAACATTTGATTAATCTTATTCCTTTCGCTGTACCGTAATCAAGACTCATCATCTTCGATTGTCTCCATTATGTCCTCTAAATGGCAATTCATTGACTCGCAAATTTTTATCAAAACGTCTGTAGTGATATTTTCTCCTTTACCGAGCTTGGCAATTGAAGCCGAGCTGATTCCTGCAGTCTCTTTCAAATCGCTTTTTTTCATACCTTTATCTATTAGCATTTTCCATAGCTTGTTATAACTGATACGCATTTTCTTTCTCCTTTACTGATTTCCCATCATCATGTCATAGTGCTGCTTTTGTTCCATTAACGCAAATACAAGACTAAAGGTTTTTTTCGTTTGTTCTACATCTACACAGTCATCTACGAAATTGATGCCATCATTGATACCCACTGAATTAGCGCAAATATAGGAAAGCATCGCATGCGCCATTTGGTATTGAGTGAAGTTCTCTTTTCCGCTGGCGTCTGTTGTAATGAACTTATCTTTATTATCAATTAAGAGCCGCTTACGAAGTGTTACTCCATCATAGCCGCAAAGCTGAAGGAAGTAGTACTCCAGTATTCGCCTGATGACATTCATGAGAGGAATCGGTGCATTGATTTCTTTATATTCTTCCCAGAGGGCCGCATAGGAATTTTGCACCGAATTGTAGTTGATTTCCTCGGTCATGATTTCCGGGTTAGTTTTTTTACAAAGTTTGATGGAGGACTTGTTGTCAACCTTGCTTATCAAATAGAAATTCACAAACAAATAATTCTTCACCTGGTTGTAGGTAATTTCCCTGTGAAAATATGCGTTATGTGTCAGAATGAAAATCTGTTTGATATAGTCTGCCTTCGTTGCCAGTTCACTGCCCACAGCATTATTCTCGCAAATCTGAATCATCTCACGCACCAGCGCGCTGACGATAAATAGTGCACTGCTATCCATACTTGATACCGGGTCATCAATCACCACAATTTTGTCGAGCTGGCTGCCATCTGGATTATCACTGCCCTTTACCTGATGGTAGAAGTACAGAAATGCTATAAAGTTTCTCTCGCCTTCACTCAGGTTTTCAGCAATAGTTCCATCCGGCCTCACTACTTCATAAACATTTAGTGTTCCTTCTTTTTCCCGAAGGCTAAAACCTTGGAATCCGGAATCACGAAGCAGCATATTTACGCTCTCAATTGTGGATGTAGTATTCACACAGTCCTTATTGAGCTCAGCAATTTCACGTGTCAGTGTACTAATTGCTGTTCGCTGTGTTGAAATCTCCGTTATCAGCTTAGATATTTCATCCTCCAGGGAGGACTTGCTTGTCTTGTAACGACTAATCTGGTCAGCCAACAAGAAAGCAATATGCTCCCAGACAGCTATTCTGCATTCTACCTGTTTTTTTTGCTTTGTATCGAGGATAACGTTATTCTCTCTAATGAGTGTGTTAAAACCAGCAATGATAGTTTTTAATTCACCCAACATTGTTGCCACATTCTCAATTTCAACAACGCTTGCTGGCTCATTCATCTTTTCTTTTATCTTCTGCAGGTTTGTTGCAATAACGCCCCTAATGGCGGCCACCTTATCTGTGAAAGGTGTAATATTGATTTCAGGCATCAGCTCTACAGGTGGCTTAAACAACGGCGCTACCATCGTGTTGGCAACATTTCGGTATGCATCATAATAATAGGACAGGGCTTGTTGCGCTTCCTGATAACTGGAATCAAAACAGGCTCGTAAATTCTCCTCAAAGCTAACCGGCAAATGCTGTTGGCAATACGGGCAGGTATTTCCTGCTGCTTTATGAAATTGCTCATGACTCTGCTGCACCCAACTGGCCGCATTTATTTTCTTTAGGAACTGAGCAAATGGTGTGTCAGCGCTACTCACGATTCTCTTGCCAAGAATATCCCTGCCTTCAAGTTCATCCAAAACTGCTGGATTTGCAACTGATGGAAATAGCTCATATTTTTTTGCATCGTCAGAATAAGCTATATCATAGAGGCGACGCAGAGCATCAACATCGTGCTCTTTAGGATTCTTGATTTCGAGCACGCCTTCAGCGAATGATTTCTTTTGCATCCTGTTCACTTGTGTTTTCCTGAATTTTGCACGTAGGTCGGTTGTTTTCTCCCAGCATTCCTGTTGGAACCGTTCCAATGCCTCTTGCAATGCGGAAGTTTTCTTCGTTTTCGCATCGCCAGCTTCAGCAAAAGCTGTAGACGCTTTTTCCTTTTGTGCCAGCTTTTCATCGACATTTGCCTGAATAGTGACATTAACCTCATTCACAGTAAAAACGCCATGAAGATTATGGTAGTTGTGCAAATTGGCGCTGATGTAATCCAGATTATAAACATGTATTTTGTAATCTGAAGCCAAGTACCCCTGCTGCCATTCTACACCGTTATCTACCTTTATCGCTTTACCTATGGTGGATTTTCCCGTGCCATTATTACCAAAGAAGAAGTTCACATAGGTCGGTACAATCGATACCCCACATCCTTTGTAGGATGCATCATTCAAACTCAGTTTTCTTATTTCTGCCGTAAGTTTGTCCCTCATACTTTCACCTCCCGTCAGAATCCTAATAGAGAAATATGTGCATCGGTCAGTTCTTCCTTCAAGTTGATATGCTTGATAGCCCAATGGGTGTGATTCATTTCTGATATCTCCCTCGTCATGTTTAACATGCCAAGTTCAAAACCAATATTGCTTATCTGCTGCATGGGTATAGGCCAAATCAACTGACATTGTATTTTTATTCCATTGTCCTGTTTTCTTATGCCATCCACAAAACCAAAGAACACCTGTTGGCCTTCTCCAGGTCTTGCACTTTGCCACTGCGCCTCTGGCATAAATAGCGCAGGAAATGTTTTGATAACCTCAATGGATTCTTCGGATAACGTTCCATAATGTTCCCTTATTTTATCTGATGTCCAGCCCTTTGATAGCGCCCGTTCTGCCGGAACAAGGAAATGGTCGTGTTCAAAGGTCTCATCTCCAATCACAAACAAATTGTAATATTCCGAATTGATAACTCTGCTAGTCGGCTGCATCGCTCCATTCGCCATTCTCTGCACATATGGAAGACTCAAGATTATATTCTGTGTTACATTTTCGGCCTTATCAATATGTACATTCTTTTTACCATACTGATTTACTGTCTTTGCTGGCAAGGTGTTGATGCTAGCTGCCATCTGCAATTCATTCTTCATAGGTGCATCTCCGTTCATAGTTTCAGATTTTCAACATAGTCTATATGAACATTCTTTTCACCATACTGGTTTACAGTGGTATGATTGTTGATTGTCTTAGTCTTTGCGTCCTTGTCTGTTGTATCTGCGGCACAGGATGATTCTTCATCCACGACCTCTGATTCGACTAGCTCCGGCTCATCCGGCTTTGCCTCCTCCTTAATTGGATACAGTCTTCTATATAATTCTGCAATTGCAAGCCGCAATTCATTTGATTTCGGCCTAAGCACATCTCTTAAACGGTCTCCTTCTTCTGCAGATCCGTTCCTAAAACACAGCTTATCAGTTCCAGGAATCAGTTGCAAAAAAACATCGGATACATAATAGGAATATTTCTCCAACGTCTGTATTGTGTCTATTACAAGCTGACGAAAAGCATCATCCTCAATTTCACGCAGGTCATATTGCCACTTCCTATATACGTCATGTAATTCATCTGCAAGACTGATTCTAATTCGCTGAGCCGCTGGGTCATGCTCTATGCAATATTTCAGAATGCCCTTTACATTCTCTCTGAACGTTATGAGCATTGCATTATCCTCACTGGAAAGCAATTTTGGCTTTAATACAGGATCGCTTTTTGCTTTAGCAGGCCGTTTTTGTTCCTCCGCCAATTCCTCTACTGCTCCTGCCTTTGCCATTGCCTCATCAGAAGGGAGAACCTTCTCAGCCAGTTTACCATGTACGGAGGTAGTCTTTTCCTCGCTCATTTTCTTCTTACCTACATCCTTTGATTTTCCTGCGGCTGCTTCGTAAATAATAGAAGCAAACAACTCTGCCAGTTTCTGGTTTGCATTATATGGTGTAATATCTGGTATATCTTCTTCAAAAGCGCCGCAGAGTGCTTGAACAGCATTATCCGGGAAAGTATCAATATATTCTTCAAACGCTGATGTCTCCACATTGGCGTTTATTTTTTTTGCTGTTTTCGTGATGTTGTTTGTTCCATTGTAGTATGCCTTGAAGGTCGGACGCTTTAATTCCTGAATCGGATTCAACTCCTCATCCTCATAAATAACAATGGTATCAAGCAGTGTACGAGCGAAGGCACTGGTGTTGCTACCGGAACCAATCACTGAGTATAAAATCTGCGCAAACTCACTAAATGTCATTTTAAACACCTCTATATCCAATCATATCCAATCATATCCGAGCATATCCGCCGGTACCCAAACGTACCAGCCCAATTTTCTATACTTAATTTTGGAAGCAGCAAACCACTGCTTTCTGACAAAAAGTATTTTTAGAGACAAATTTACTTTTTAATTATAGCACATAGTTATGTATTTTTCTACTGTATACGTGAATATTTACATCACGTTCGCAAATATTTTATCGCAAATTTGAATTATCACTTTTGCAGTCTTGTCCTAGGCAAGACATTAATCTACCTACCTAAACAGCAACTCACCTTCCCCATGGCCATGAGGTGCGTTCGTAGTTGTTGTTATGGTCATAAATTTAATATCGTGCCAGCATACGAACTGCTGGTCACCAATTATGAAGCGGAATAATCCGCAAAAGGTGACCATCTATGAAAAATATTTCTGGCAGCCATATAGGTTATCTCCGCTTCGGGCATAGTCCCAAAAGGAGAAAACAACATGGCAAAAAAAGAAAACCAACGTCAACAAAAACAAAGGTATTTCCCCATGAGAGACTGCGATAATCCTCGCAAGATAACCCTCATACCAATTTCCGAAGAAGTATACCGTGGCATCTACCCAGAAATCTGGCGAGTACAGAAACAAGCCCGCAGTCATGGGCAATGCATCTGCCCGACCAAGCTTCTCTGGAAGTGTGATGGGCATTGTGGACTATGCCAATACGCCACGCCCGGTAAGTTTTGTTCCTTGGATGAACCCATGGACACCCACGATGGAGAAAGAGTTCCTTTACTTGATATCATCCCTGATGACAACGCTTTAGGTACAGACGAGCTGGCCACTAACAAAGTCATCTTTGAGCAGCTGCTCAAAAGCGCCAATGAGCTTATGTCACAGTCAACCCTTATTGGAACTCTTAAATTGAACGGTGCAAATGAAGAAGCCATAGCGGACAAAATTGGCATGCCGCGAAACACCATGCGGGATAAAATTAAAAGGGTAAAAAAAATTTTAATGAAAGAATTTTCCGAAATAAAGTATTAAAAAAAATAATGCTGGTAAGAGCAAGCATATACTCCTACCAGCATTTTTGCTATAAATGTTCATTTCCTTACCCAGGCATAAAGCAACCCTGCGCTTAATACATAGGCAAGATTACGTTGCCTTTCAATTACAGCCCTTTTTGACTTCTCCTCTTGCGCGTACGTTTTTAAGGATTCGTTGGCTTTGGCTAATAAGCTCTCCTGCTTCTGTGACGTTATCTTCAACCCGTCCAGTTCGCTCTGCAGCAGAATCAATTGTTTCTTGGCTTCGGTCAATTCGTCCTTCGACATCTTCAGCTCGCTCTTTACTGCCGACAATTCCTTTTGTGAGTTCTTGTTGATTATCTCCAGCCTGTTTAAGTTGCTCTCCAACTGGCTGAGTTCCGTATCCGTTATCAGATACTCTGCTGCCAATGAAGTAGCCGGTAAGCACAAGCAGGAAAGAAATAATAAGGATAAGAATACCAAACACAAGGTACTTCTTTTGTTCATCATTCACTATCACCACCCCATTTTCATTAAAATTGCTACTATGCCAATTTTTAAAGTGTGCAAGTTGTTTTTCCTATTTTTCATAGGACTAACCATAAACACCAAGCTGAAAAAAGGCCTCAAAAGCGAAATTTCAAAGCCCATTTTCAGCGCTTTCTTTCAATTTTTCTTGCCACCAGGCCGCTTTGCCACGGATGACGTCACCGCCCGGTTTAAGCTCGGTACTTCCCGGAGTATCCGGCAAATACCACAAGTCCCACCGCTCACATGTAGTAGACGGACCATAATCGTCCTCTTCTGCGGCTTCGCAATGTGTCATAATGTGATCATAATCTATGGAAATTTCCAGCCCTTTGCATAGCACGGCTATAGCTTTGGCCACACCATCAATCTGCTCCTGGGTAGGTGGGTAATCACCAAGATTGGCATCTTCACCGCTATTAGCTTCTGCCCCATAACAGCACGCTAAGGCAATACCAACAGCCCTGCTGTTCCTGTGCCAGGTATGCGCAAGCACTTCTGTTAAATCGTCCGTAGAAGCATAAAGTTTGCCATCTGCATCAACATTAATATGGTAGTCATCAAAAAACTGATGATATCTTCCGGCAGTCCAATGCACATAAATCTTGTCAATATAGCCTTTAGTAGCTTGGGCCATTTCTTTAAGTTCATCTAAAGTAATCTCTTTCATCCTATCCCAGCTTTCTGTCTATAATTTCTTTTAGTCTTTTGGCTTCTTCTACTCCTGCATCTTGCAGGTTTTCCACAATAGACAAGAGCTCATTTACGGATAGATAGCCCACCACCAAAGACACCGCCATAGACGGTCTGCCCTGGGCAATAAGCATAAGGTCCACCACACCACCGCAAAAGGTCAAAAGGCAATAGATGAACATCTTGCCGATAAACCTATTCTTCATTACCGTAGATTTGATATATCCCGCACGTCTGGCTGCTGGGATATTTTTTATTTCTTTTATGATGTTTGCTTCCTTGCCGGAATTTTCTAAATGCATCTTGGATAAGGCCAGCCATTTAGTACCCAGATCCAGGAACACCAGAACTGCAAAAGCACAGATAAGCTGTACATGCAGGTTATAAATCGTGGCAAGAAAAAAGGACGTTATGAGTTTTACCACCCATACGTCCTGGAGATTTCTAAGGCTATCCGTGATAGCCATATATAAAGCTTCTTTATTCAATTTTTTTCACTCCTTTAGTTTTTAGTAATTATGATGCTGTTTCTAATATCTGCTGCCGCCATCGTTCCGGTGCTAGTCCAATAACCAATATAAAGCATGGTATGATCGCTTCCGGTCGTAATAGAAAGAGTCTTAGTCTGGTTAACACTAGCAGTACCATTGGTATCTGAAGAATCAATAATGACACCAGACAAAACAGTTCCACTTACCGGCTGTCCATTGTAGCTGAATATTCTAAACCTGGTATCCATCAATAACGTAACTGTATAGGTAGTATTCGGCTCAACCACGCATCTAGCCATGAGGTTATCCGCTGTGGCTGTATTAAATGACAAGTTGGCATAACGGATATAGGCATAAATATCCGTCAGGGACTTGTCAAAGATATTAGGATCACCTCCTTCGCCTGCTTTCCAAATTAAATCAGAACCATGATAGACCTTGCTTATCTTATTGCTGCCCACATATACTTCTTTGACGGTCTTGCCATTTATGCTGATCATGTCGTTGCCTCTTTCACAAAATAAATCACACCTGCCACTGGCGTAGCAGGCAAGGCGTCCACCACCTGGATAGTTGGCTCGCTTAAGGTCTGCCAAGCACCGGACAGGTAGCGATAATTGCTGCTATCAGCAAGGCAGTATAACTTCAGTCCTTCAAATGGAGCATAGAACTCCCAGCCAGCATTCAGGTAATGAGCTATTTGCTTCTCTTTGCCAAGAAAAGCACCGGTAGCACTTTCGCCCACTAAAAAAGCAGCCCCTTCGGTGGGACTGCCAGGTGGTGCTGATATAATGTTTTCTATTGTTAATCCGGCAAATAAGTCTAACTTGTTAAAAGCCTCGTTAACCGTTGTTTCTTTCTGGGACTGGTTTACCTCCAAGTATTCCAGCCCTATTCTTTTTGTGCTGCTCACAGCATCAGCTCCTTTTATTGACTTTCAAATTTTTTAATGCTATATTCTAGGCAAGAAAAGTGTTTCTTGTAAACCTTTATGGTCATAAAGAAATTAACTAGCTTATTCTTAAATAAAACATTGCTTTATGCTGTTATGCCCCCCCCTGCTCAGCACTTCCGACTTTATTAGTGTCTGAACCATTCATAACTGCTCCACTGTCGGTAGTGGAAGTAAGAGATGGGGCCTTACTATAAAGCAATGTTTTGTTTTTTTTTGCTCTAAATAACTATTTCAGCTTCTATCCCTCTACCTCTTACTTCACTAATCTGATAAACCTTAACTTTATAAGCACCAGCAACAGTGCCATCATACGTGTAGCTTTCCTGACTTACCGCCGTAGTGCGTAATACTTTATTATCTTTATCTAACACTTCTATCTCATAGGCCTCTGTATTCTCAGACAATGGCACATCAGCATAATCTTTCCATGCACCATCTTTTCTGGTCCTGCGTTTCCAGGTAATTACTATATTTCCATCCACCTTTTGGTTTTTAAGGAGCAAACACTCCAAGGCCTGTACATCTCTCCCTGTGGCTGAAAAGTATAGTTCTTATAGCTGTCGTTTATTACGCTGTTGGCCCTTGGACCAATTCTAAGGTTCACATCTGTATACCAGTCGCTCTTGCTTATGGGCAGAGCTGAAATACCGGTGCTGTTCAAAAGCACAAAACGTTCACCAATTTGGTGGTTCTCCATTCTATGCTCAGTACCGTTCCTGCCTCTCAGCAGGCCTTTCAGCCTGTAGGTATCTTCAGCAATAAGTTCTGCCGTCATGAACTGGATAACTTCGTCTCCTACTACGGCAGCATTGGCAAAATTTAGTACTTCTGCCTTGGTGTGGCTTTCCAAAGTACCCGCTGTAAGCTTCACATCTACAGTATGGCCATTGTCCCAATACTCCGGATAAGCACTACCTAAAGCTGTCAGTGTTTCACCAAAGGTAGCTGTACCTGTAAATGTCAGCTGGTGCTCGTAGCTTACCCCGGCATCATAAGACCTATAAATATTAGCACCATAGAAATTCTTTGCTCCTACGGCAATGTAGACGTAATCATCACCACTGGAAGTGTCTATGGATACCTTTGGGTAGTCCAAGATAAAGGCAAACACCTCGCTTGGTGTACTGATAATGGCTTCCGGCGTTTCATCTACCGGTCTTGTTACCAAAGTATAGTTCATGGCATTTACATTTGAAGCTGAGATTACGTTAAGTCCCGGCCTGCCAAAGTTGGCCTTGGTTACTACCACCAGCTGGCTGCCGGTATCGTTGGGCATATTAAGCTGCAGGACATCACCAGGCAGTACGTAGCCATACTTCATAGGCAGCTTGAATTCATGAGTTGTCCTTGCCATCCAAAGTTCGTAAAGTCTCATTTCAGCTACGGACTTGGCTGCGCTATCGGACATTACTACATTAGTAGATAAACTTTTCTCGCTTATGGCACCCGTCAGCTGCCGATATCCTGTTTGTATACCCGTCTGGTAATCGTTATCCTTAGAAAGATAACTAATGGTCAGCCGTTTGGGCAACTCCATATCATACTGTATTGATGTTTCAATAGGCTCCTCTCCTGCTTTATTTTCAAAGGCTCCTATCTCTCCCTTGGAAATAGGTATAACCGTGGAAAAACTTCTGGGAGCAAAGACTATCTTGCCAAAGCGTTCTGTTCCATCAAAGACATGTACCACTCTTAATTCTTCCATCTGTTCTCTAAAGGTTTTAGAACCATTGCGAATAAAGCCATCCACTGAAAGGTTAGATAAGGCAGCGGCATCAACTTCTTGCTGCAGAATAAGCCCTGCATCGGCACTAATATCTTCCACAATGTCTTTCAGATTACTTTTTGGGAACTCTACTACAAAACTAAAAGTAGGTATCCTGTTACCATAATCCGTAAGCAAGACATTTTTGAAAACGATATAGGCCAGGCCCCTGTAGGCAGGAACGTTGCCTGCCCCTTCTATGGCCTCCATAAATTCATCGGGCATCTGGTTTTCGGTACCATAGTACAGCCTGTAGTCCAGGTCATCTAAGGAAATAGCATTGCCATCTGCCCACACAGCACTTACACCCACAATAGGCCCTTCTGCCAAGGCAATGGCAAAAGATGCAGAATAGGAATAGGTGGTGGTAGTAGTCTTGGCTCCTCCACCACCCTTGCCTCCTGCAGAACTGGTTGTTTGTTTAATATGCTCCGTGTATTTAGTTCCCCATATGATATTGCCGGTAAGTCTTACTTTCCCATACCCTTTGGATATAGCACTGCCCACCGTACAAGTCTGGACAGACAAATCGTCAACCTTGCCTGGGTTACCTTGGTACCGGAGGACAATGAAGATATTAGATAGTTATCTACCACCGTGGCAGCCGTCATGATCAGGAAAGAAGCAAACAGGCTCATGTGGTTAGCAGCAAGAAATAAGGACGCACCAAGTGTAGCCATTAATCCTCCACCTCTCTAAACCTAAAAGCACATCTAAGCCTGCTCTTCCAAAAACTGTCCAACCTGCTGACAATAACCTTGCCTGCATCCATGTCGCTATGAATAAAAGTGCCCTTGCCTGTATATATACCAAGGTGATGGCAGACAAAGCTAGGTCTAAAAGCAAAGAGCAAAATATCTCCGGCCTTGATATCTGAAAGCCTAATCTCATCCATTATTTCTTTGCAGGTTTCATATAGGCGCTCTTCCTTCTTAAACAAGTGCCAAGTAGCAGGGTAATCCATTATCTCCACCTGCGTACCGGTAAGATTGGCATATACACCCCTAGCCAGGCCTGCACAATCACAAGCTACCTGTTTCGTAGCCTGCTGGTGCTGCCATTTTGTACCAATCCAACCTTCTGCTTCTTTTACTATTTCACTTCGTTTCATGCTATCACCTCCCATGATGGCAATAATAAAATTCTCTGGTATAATAAAAATATAAGAAAGCCTTTTATGATTATCAGCTTTGGCGCCGAAAGTCGATACCTGATAGTTATGAAAGGTTTTCTTTTTATGTAAATAGGTATAAAAATAGCACCGCCCATTTGAGCGATGCTACTTGCAAATTAATGATTATACATAAACTTAAGAACGACACCAATAAGACTAATAAAATACAAGATGAACAGGACAACACCAAGAATTAAATCTTTGCCTTCTAACTCTTTATTAAAATCACAAGTTAGTACTGTAAGCATAAATGGCAAATTAATTATAGGTATGCAAAACATAACGTTTAGATTTTCATTAAAATACTTGTATTCCAATAATTTCTTGTAATACTCAGGAGAGATAAACTGATCAACGCAGAATATAACGCTGCAAATTGTATAAACAAAAGAAAAATCAGCAAAACTCATCAAAATGAAGCACCTCTGTAGCTAGATTGGGCCGGAAAAATCAACATACCAAAAACATTCTTATCTGTATAATGAAATCCAGATGCGTTTATATATGTGCCAACCAAAACGCTGATAAAGAAAATATTCAATATACGATTATATTTCATATATGCCTCTAAAAAGATGTTAAAATTAATTTCATGTTTATCATACTAGTGGTTATCCAAAAAAGCAACTATTCCCACTTATATGCTCCTACTCTTACATCTCCGCCCTCAGATACGATGTTGTCTGATGCACTTACCGGATAGCTTGCTGAATAGGAGTTGCCAATGATATAAGGCTCTCCCCTGAAGTTAGCCAGGTTGTTAAACCTATTTCTGCAGGTGGTAGCATTGCCATCACAACCGGCGGTTATTTGAAAAGTATCACCTAATCCTACTGCATAAGCCATTGGAAGGAATAGCTCTGTCTTGCCTGTGGAATAATACTTCTTTACTTCCATCTGACTACCAGCATTTTTCCCCATCTGCCAGGCAATCACACCATAATCAAAAAAGTCCTCCGCCTTCTTAACATCTATGACAAACGAACCATCCTCCTGAATTCCTGTAACTGTGCCTGTATAAGTCCAGTTAGGCATATACATACCGCATTCTTTGCTGCCCAGGGCCACCCTACAGCTCTTCTGGTATACTTACCGCTTTGCTGCTGATATGCTTCCATGAGTCCTCTTATCTCAGCCTTAAAACCGTTCTTGCCATAGGTTACTTCACCAATTATGCCTTTGCGTAAAAGGAATATCTCATCTTTGGTATTTTGGTAGTTAATTAGAAACACTTCAATTGCAGCGTTGGTATAAATACCCTTGCGCAGATCTTCTGCAGTAATGGCACCACCTCTCAGCATACCTTCAGCATCAAGGTTGTCCACCGCCATGTCACCGCTTGTGGAAACTGCAGTAGGCGCAAATCCTGTTGATGCCTTATACACCACTCCGTTATATTCGATGTCCTCATCGTGAGAAGTAAAGCCAAGAACTACACCATCTGTCCTAGTCACCTTCCAGCACCAAGCGCTATGGACTATTTCATTCTCCATCCAGGGAATACCATAAGGCTGTTCCACCGTAAGGATTATGTAACTATCTTCTGCCATATGCGCCAAAGTGACAAAGCAGATCCTAAGAAAATCACCTTTTATTTCATTGTCACCTGCAGTATTTATAGCTCTTGGTGCCTTGGCAATGATACCGCCGGGCTGATAAATGCGTTCCAAATCTCCTGACAATTCCCTATCCCCGGAACTATCTATAGCTCTTAAAGCACTTACAATAGCACCACCTTGCTGATAAACCCTGCTAACGTCTCCAACTATTTCTGTGTCTCCTGCTGTATTAATGGCTCTCAAACAACTGACTGTAACTGGAGTAGCACTATATATTCTTTTCAAGTCCCCAGCCATCTCACCATCGCCTGTTGTCCCGATAAGCCTGCTTGCAGAAACCGTCAACACTATGCTCATGCCGTTTCATCCTCCACATAGGACACAGAGAATAAATCAACTAGGTTAGTTGTATCAGTGCTTGCTGCTTCTATCACGAGAATAATCATGACATTGGTATTGCCAACGCTAAACGTCATAGAATCTTGAATACCGCTAATACCGAAGCTAGATTTTTCACAACGTTCTTAAACGTATCTAAGTTGTCTATGGCAAAATACATTGTGCTATTGATATAGCCTAGCAGAGAATATACATTTGTGATATTTTTTAAAACTACATTGGTAGCCTTAAAACCGGCATCGCACCGCAAGCAGACAGGCAGAACCGATGCTCCATAATATGTATCCTTTCCTCCATAAGTATATCTACTGGCCTGGGAATTGGTCATGATACCCTTTATGACTGTGCTGTCTGTTAACTCCTCCCCATCAGTTCCTCCAGGAGTACCGTTCAAATATAATTTAAGATGCGCCATTGTAACAACTCCTTGCATATATTTTTGTGGTTAGATCCGGACTATTGGTCTCGTCCCCGCTGGCTGCAGCAAGCACCATTATCTTTTTGTTGGTATCTCCTACCTTGCCAAGTATTTTGCCACCCTTGTAATAATAAGTATTGTTGTAGAATACGTAATCATTAGTACTATACCATAGTATCCACCATTATGGCCAACGGTATTATCAAAACTGAAATTTCAAGGCTGAGTTTCCCCTTATCTCCACCTTGCACCAAATAGTAGGTTTCTCCTGCCATCCGCCTGATATATATCGGTAATGCCTTATAAAGCGTTACGCCAGTTCCGGGATAGAAGCCATCAAACAGACAAATGGCTTGGTGAAATCGCCATTACTTAGTTCTCTCCGTCCTGCCCGCCTTCCGTTCCGTTTATATAAAAATGTAGTGCCAAGCTACACACCTCCAAAATAGTCTAAGTTAAGGAAGTTAGCAGTGTTATCTCCGTAATCTGCATCTTCCGGTATATTGCACCTGATAAAAAATAAGACATTCTCGTCTTTAATATACGGAATGTCAATTCTCTGTCCCCATTTTGCGCCATCTAAAGAGATAGCAAACCAATCTTTCTGCGGACCATCTAAAGTAATCTTCACAACACAGGCTGGCTTAGATGTACTAATAGCTCTTAAGGCATAGGTTTTCGTTACCGGATTCCCCTCGTGCCTTTAAGAGCTATTTTTCTTTCTGTCGTTATTAAATCTCCATCAATGCTTCCGGCCGTGACGTCACCGCCGTAAATGCTTAAGACACTCATAAAACCTCCCAATAAAAAGCACCATGCTAAATAGCACAGTGCCTAAGATATAAATTTTGATAAAATTAACGCTGCACCACGCAAAACGTAGTACAGCGCTAATAGCCGATAAAGGATTAGGTGGATGACACTTCCACATCTCCTATTCAAGCCTTGCGGCTATCTGGCGGCGGCTGCCTGTTCCGCCCTCAAATCCCTATCTCTTATAGATAGTATAATAGGTAAAATATTTTTTGTCAACTTTGCTTTACACGTTTTAAAATACCTTTTTCTATAAAATCTAGCACTCTTTGATTAGTTCAAAACATATAAAGTTCTAGCGTAATATGTACCATTAGTTGATACTCTAACAGCTACTTTAACCTGATCTGGTTTGTATTCTTTAACGTACTCTAAAGAACCATCTTTTTATTAATACAAACATAGTCTGGTTCTGCAATTATTTCCTGCCATTACAGGAAAGTACTTCTCAAAATCAACAGGATGGTTATTCTTCATATGAAGGATATTGCTTTCTCCTATAAATATTGGCGTATTAATCGGAATATCTAAATTCAAGAGTTTTATAACAGAGCTACTAAATGCCCCTATTTTACTAACTTGTCCCACATTCCTACTCCAATCAAAAAGCTTTTAAATACAGCATTAAGTTTACACTAAAACTTAAGTTCTATCAATGGTATAGTCAGTCCATCCTGCTGCCTGTACCAACTCCCAGCTTGCAGGCATGGAATCAGTATCAAAGCGCACCGGTACATCAAACTCAAAGCTTGCCATAACTAAAGTATTTACCGGAGGTGCTTCTGTAAAAGTAACCATACCCCTGTCGTAATATCCACGCTCCAGTTTAGGTTTTGCTCATGTGCCTTCTTTTTGCTTCTTATTTCCAAGGCTCGTTGCCAAGATAGTGTTTCCTTTTCTCCAATGGGCACAAAATAGACATGGACTGTATCTGCAATCGGCTTTAAAATCTTTCTTTCCTTGGCAATCCACAGTTCTTCGTCTATATAATACTTTCTCAGCTGAAACACCTTTATTGGCACTGTCGCCACGGCCTAAGTATTCACGGTCACCCGGTATGGTCAAAATAATCATAAAACGAAAGCCATAAGCCTTGCCACAAGCGATTGTGAAAGAAATACCAAAAGCTTATAAAACTCTCCTTCTTCTTTTACTCCCAAAGAAACACTGCCAGAGCACCTAGGATACTGCCAGTTAACATTACGCTGCTCTGCCCCGTTTGGCATCTGCACAATATCAGTACTGTAGCTTGGGCCAAAGGTAGAGACCGGCAGCCAATGCTTAAAGGAAACCTAACTTCATGAAAATAACTACTCATTAAGTATTACGCCTCCCTCTGGCAATCATGCCGGCAAGACCTGCACTGATCTGTGCCCTGGACTGCTTAAAGCTCTCTGCATCAGGCGTATTCACATACATATTTACGCTGCCACCGCCCATAATGGCTCTGGTATCTCTGTTATTAAATATCCTGGAAGAGTGATTCAGGTATAAAAGCTCAGGTCCCTGTTCACCTACCAAGGTTAAACCGCTAACAGCACCGCCACTGGCATTTCTTTGGAACAGTGATGCTGACGCAGCAGAGCCAAAGACAGAAATAACACTAGAGCTATTATTGTTATTATTTTTGGGAAGAAGTCCAAAAGCTCCAAATATCTGCTGTGTAATCTGTGCGGCAGCCCAACGAGCTACCATCTCAGCTATCATGTTAATGAAAGACTGCAATAAGTCCACAAAGGCATCTTTAAGGCTCTTCTGTCCAGAAATAACACTGGTAAAGAAGTCACTAAAAGTTCCTTCCACGTCCCTAATAGAACCAAGGAAACTTTCCTTAAAAGTAGTATTGGCATCTTTCCAGAGCTTTCATATTCATCCGCAAAGTTCTGAGCATTTTCCAGTCTAAGGTTATTACTTAGCATCCTCAGTGCTTAAAAGTTCACTCAGCTTGCCAATAGTCTCCCTCATTCTTAGCTTTGTCCAGATCATCCAGGTATTTCTGCCTGTCATAGTTCAAAGCCTTTATCTTTTCCTGAGTTTCTTCCTCAATAAGGGTACGTTCCTTGGCCTACTTGCTTAGCAAAAGATACCCTGCCACCTCTATGGTTTCAAATTCCAGTCCGGATTCCTTCCAGGCATTTCTCATTACTTCCTGCTCACTGGCTAGTGCTTTTCGCATAATCCAAAGCCAAGTCCCTGTAGGAACGCTCCATATCAGTAATGCTCTTGGTACATCCCTGCTTGGTTTCTACAAATTCTTTTCTGACACCGGTCAAATCAATAAGTCCCATACGATTAGAAACATTTCTTGCCAAATCACCGGCCTTATCCTTAATGGAATTAACCGTGCTTTCCCAGTCAAGAGCTTTTTCTTTAAATCAGCTGCGCTTGCCTTTTCACTGACACTGCCCTTGGTATAAAGATTGCTGGTAGCTATATAGCCAGTGATATCATCACCAAACATCTCCTGAGGTGTAAGGTCTGATTCCCATACACCATCATGGCTCTTGCCATTTTGGATAACACCGCCCTTTTCTGTAACCATGGCCGCATGCATCCTAGGGTTCCAGTTACCGTTAGCATCATAACCGCCCACCAGGATAATATCGCCGGCTTTAGGCTGATAAGAAGTATCTCTATCCAGGCCTTCTTTCTTGGCTACCGCATAGGCATCATCCACATTGATAAGTCCTTCAAAAGGTGTACCTTCCATGGCCATGCCAATAGTTCTCATGCATTAGTACCATCGACAGCATAAAAGGGCAATCTTGCCCTGCAGGTTACGCATGTTATCTACAGCCTGCTTGCCATATTCAGTTGTCTTAGGCAATCTTAGCAACATCGGCTTTTATGGAACCAAGGTCCGCTGCTGCCTTGCCGGATTCGCCAGTATCCAACATCATCCGTACTGTTTCTGCCCGGCAGCCTTTATAGTCTAAATCAATATTATTAGTTTCCTTAAAATTCTTGATGTTATCCAAGGTACCGCTTAAGGCTTTCTTGGTATTTTCCCAGGCCTTATCCATACCCATGCTGTCGGCAGAATTCTTTAAGGCTGCAGCATTCATGTCATCAGTAGCAAGCTTAATATTCTCACTGACTGCCTGCGTCCAGTTCTTGACTGTATCTTCCATGCCGAAAAAGTTAAGAATCGGTGCCAGGTACTTTAGGGCTGTGACTGGCAAACTCCCACAACTGCCCTAAGATGGCATTGCCTACCGTGGCTGTCTTGGACTTTATGCTTTCCCAGGTATAAAACCAGAGCTCACCCAGTTCCTTGGTCGCTACCATTACTACGGCAAACGCAGCACCTATAACTGCAGCCACAGCAAGAACCGGTAAGGAAACACCAGCTATAGCTACAATAGCAGCCAGGGCATGGGCAGCCAATGCAATAAGTGCAGGTACGGCAATACCCATAATCACACCACCAAAAGCACCAATAGCTACTATTAGTTCAGGAGGAATCATGGTCTTTAATGTTTCGCTAATGCCATAGTTCTTAATGGAAACTGCAAAAACACGTACAGCTTCATTAAGCTCTGCCATCCTAGTATCCAATCCTGTAGAAATAGTCAGTTCCTTGCCTATGGCTTTCATAGCATAGGTAACGTTATATTTCATGGTACCGAGCATACCACTCATGGATTTTTCAATATTATCCATGCCACCGGCAAAGTCCGTCTGCATGCCTTGCATAAGAGCGCTTACAGCAGCCTTGCCACTTACGGTACCTGCTTTTACCTGGTCCATAGCACTTGCCACATCCGTACCCAAATAATCAGCCAGATACCTATAGGCATCTACCTGTTGATTAATGAGCTGTTTCATATCACGAGAAGTTACTTTCCCCGTCATGCTCATGCGTCCTATTGCTTCTGTCATGGCATCAATACCGGCCTGCCCGCTACCTGTCATGGCAGCAGCATTACCCTAGGTTATTTAAGACAGCTACCACATCTTCGGCTGCTACACCGTAGGCAAGCAGCTTTTTACTGGCGTTTTCCATATCCTCAAAGTCAAAAGGAACATTAGTCGCCCAATCAGCCAGGTCAGCAAGTGTCTTTTTAGCTTTGTCGGCATTACCTATAAGACTGGTGAAGGTACGTTCCACTTCCTGCTCATGATCAGCCATAGCAATACAGGCAGCTCCAAAAGCACCTAAGGCAGAGGCCGCTGCAGCCAGGCCTTTAGCAAAAGTCTTAGACATTTTCATGGTTTTTACCCCGAAAACGCTATTCATATTCTTTTCCACGTTGGCTATATTCTTGGAGAAATTCTCAATATCTGCCTTAACAAATACGGTCATGGTCTTGCTATCGCTCATTTACCTTCACCTCCCATCTTATTTTTAAGGTAATGCAATTCATCTTCCTGTTCTTCCTTACTCTTTACTACTTCCGGTTTCTTGTACGGATCGAAGCCCAGAATATCCTGTACGGCTATACTTTTCTTAAGATTACAGCCACAGGCGTTGATAATAATAGTGGCCAGCTCGGCATCGCGGATAAACTCCGCCTTGCCAATGCTGCGTTTGTATTCCAATGCTTCTTTAAATTCCCGGACAGTAAGCTTGCCAAGCTCCCACGGTTTCAGTTTAAGTTCTACTATCGCTAATTTAAGAATTGAACCTACAAATTCTGTGCAGGAGCTTGTTCCTTTTCCCCCGTATCTTCATCAGGCTCCTCTTGGGCTTGCCTTAAGATGCCGGCTTCTACCAAGGCTTCATTTATTTTGCCGGAAACATCCCCCAAGGTACCGCCTTTTTGCAGAAACTCCTGTAAGAGTATACCGGTTCGGTCTAAAGTAAGACCTTTTTCCTTATGCTTTAACCCGCCCCAAAGCAAGGCACGGATTAAAGAAAAACCAAAATAGGCCGGATTGGCCAGCATGGCAATCAGGCTCTTACCTCCAAATACCTCCTCTACTGCCGTTACGGCATTAATGTCATAACGCAGAGAACGTTCTTTCCCATCCAAATTGATGTATATCATCATCTATTAACCTCCTACCGTTGTTGCTTCAGTTCTTACCGGCTTACCAATACCGGATAATGTAAGTGTATAAGTTGCAACATCATTATGCGGACTGGATTCACTTAAGTCTGTGATAGTAGCCTTGCCTGTCCAGAAAGAACCATCCTGTCTGGCATACTTCACGTCCACAGGCTTTCTGTTCATATAGCATTCGTCCAGCTTTGCATAAGCGGCATCACCTTCCAGGACTAAGGCATCTGCATCAATGCCCCAGCTTCTAAGGCCCGGAATAGTATCCTTCCAGCCTTCACTGGTCTTAGAGCTGGCATCAATCTCATCTGCTTGTCTTTTAAAAGTGGCGCTGCGTTGGCCACCTAAAACTTCATATTTAGGTGCTTCGTCAGTACCGGTATTTACTGAAATCAAAAAATCTACGCCATCTACTGGTGTACTCATATTCTTTCTCCTCCTTCTTTGTTTTAGGACCAATAGGTCCAAGGTCGTAGTGCTAAGACTTTAGACTTAGGTCTAAGGATGTATATACGACCTTAGGTCTACAACTAAAGTCGTATATGCAGCCACTCACTAGGTCCAAGGTCTTACTAAGCACTATCTTTCTTGTATATTTGAGCTTTATGTTAATCGTTCCCTGCCTATATTCCTCTACACGTTCTACTTTTACTAGGTCTAAAGACTGAGTGATGACTTTCAGGCTAGGTCCTAAGTCGTAGTCGGTATCGGTAAAAGCAGCACGGATTCTCTCCGTTATGTTGTTTATTTCCTTATCACCCTTATAGTCTGAATAAATAAGCACTCCCCGCTGATACTTCAAAACCTTTGGTGGTCTTGGAGTCCCAGGGAGTGCTTTCTACTTCTGCCAGTACTACATAGGGTTTCTTCTTGTTCTCCGGTACGCTGTCAAAAACCTGGCAGCCGGAGCAAGCTACAAGTTTATCAAAAATAGCCTTATTAACTTCCAGCAGCATTACTTATCCACCACCTCCCCTATTTTCTTCATGATATCTTCTTGTACTTCCGGCAGCACTTCTTCCCGGCTCTCTTTCATAAAGTGTTTAGGCTTTATGCCCTTTTTAGTACCATACTCATGAAAATGGGCAATGTAGGAATAGGGTTTAACGAAGTAACCTACACCACCCTTTTTCATCTTCTTAACCTTGATACTTTTTCTTAATCTGCCGGTATCCTTCGGTAGCCTTTTTCTTGGCCTGCCTTCTGAATCTTTCTGGCACCTTCCTTAGTACTCTTATCTAAAACATCACTCATGGCCAAGCGTACCGTCTTTATTCTTCCTAAAGTTTTAGTAAGGCCTTCTACGGTAAGTGTAGTATTAGGCATCTTGTGGCACCTCCCTGGCAATAAGCTTCAAGTAACTATTTTTCTCCATGATATTAACCGCAGGCGCTATCTGCTCAAACTCCCTAGTGCCGATATATAATCTATCGGTAAAAAGCACGTCCCTCCGGTACCTCATGGTTATTTCATAATCAGAAATGGTCATAACTTCTTCAGCATCCAGTTCCTTGCTGACCGTCTTATTTACCAGCTTGGCCCACACCTTGGCATACTCCACATAGTTTTCAGCATAACCTCCTGCTTCATCCTCTGTTTTAGCCAGGTGCTTAAGGGTTACCCTACTGTTTAACTGTCCTGGATTCATCCTACCACTCTGCCTTTCTGTAAGGTCTTAGCAAGGTATAAACCACTTCCGGCACATCCTCGCCACTGCGTTCTTCATAGAAGTGAGTGACAAGAATCAGAACAGCCTGCTTAATGGGAGGTTCCATTAATTCTTCAGTAAGTTCATACCGGAGGATGTCTTCACAGCAGTCCTGGGCCAGGATAATAAGAGAGGAGATGAGGTTGTCTTCCTCATCCCCATCTATCCTTAAATATGCCTTGGCCTCTTCTACCGTTATCAGCTTGTCACTCATCTAGTCCCTCCTAGGCTTGCAGTTTAAGAATTTGCACTGCTTCCGGCAGAATAAGCTTGCCATCTACACGTTCCTTAACTACATAACCAATCATGCCATTACCGGCAAAGAGCTCACGCAGTTCCTGTATAGATCTAACACCGCGATCACCAATAGTGTAGTAGCTATAGTCACCAAAAGAAATCGCAGTCTTAGGTGCATAGGTAGAAGTATAAACTTCATACCCTAAAAGCTTATCCGGCTCACCTGCCTGGTAGGAAGGCTGCCACATATATGCACCATTGTTATCCTTTAACTTACGCAAAGACAACAAAGTCTGGTCGTTTAAAATAAACTTTGCAGTTCTACGATAAGGTCTCCTTAAGGCATAAATTAGATCTAAAACATCATCGGACTTAATAGCCGCAGTCAAAGTATTAGCTACGGTACCACCACCTGTTTCAGCAAAGACACCTAGTGGTTTTCCTTTACCATCACCATTTAAGAAAGCATCCTCTTCTGCGTTTGCAATAGCTTTACCGGACTCAGTAATGATATAGTTCTCTAAGTCAAAAACATTATCATATAATAGTTCCTCGGTAATCTTAATAGCTACATGGAGCTTGTGAGCATCCAGTAAGGTCTGTCCAAAGGTAGCATCACTAAACACTAAAGCGCCACCTTCTTCAATCCAAGCTGCAGCCGGCTTAGTAGCTGCGATGTTAATCTTGCGTTCAGCAGAAGTAGCAATTTTACGTGCTAAAGTACGCATAATATTATCTTGCTCTAGCGCTGTTACAAGTTTCTCATCATATTCCTCAGGTACCAGATACCCGCCATCGGCATCAACGCCTTCTTGCAACAGATTAGATACCTGTTTGAAGTTGGAACGCATAGCCTTCAGTAAGTCCTGGGCATAACCTTTTCTGGCACGAGCAGGTTTCAGCTTCTCGTCTTCATCCATAATGCCGGCAGCACCGGGACGATTGGTAAGCGGAGCACCAATAACCTTAGACAGTTCTTTATCAAAGGCTTCCTGCTTTTCCAATCTAGTAATTTCCTTACCCAAGTCATCAATATCCTTCATCATACGATTGTAGGTAACTTCATCTTCTGCAGAAATGGTACCTTTTTCAGTACGATGGCTTTCCAGGAAGGCTTTGGTATCTTCCCAAACCTTCGCTCTCTTTTCTCTTAATTCGTTAATAGTCATTCTTACACTCCTCCTATAATTTTATTTTTAATTTATTTAACTCAGCCAAACATTCATCAATTGAACGTTCAGGTACTACTGGTTTCTCAATATGGCATCTGGCAGCAAGCTTATCTCTTAAAGAGTTTGTTACCGCCATTTTGGAACACATCATAGATACATGCGGTTCTTCCAAATCTTCATCTTCTGTCTTTCTTTGCAAGATGCCGTCTGCAAAGCCAAGTTCTACAGCCTTATTGGCATTCATCCAGGTTTCTGCATCCATGAGGTGGCTAATCTTCGCCCTGGACTGAGAGCTTTTGATTTCATAGGCGTTGATAATGGATTCCTTTACTTCTGCCAGCATGTCGATGGCTTTTTGAAACTCGCCCTTATCTCCAAAAGCCACAGTTGCCGGATTGTGAATCATGAGCATGGACACCGGACTCATAAGCACCCTGTTTCCTGCCATTGCAATGACGGAGGCAGCACTGGCAGCCATACCGTCAATCTTTACGGTAACCTTACCTTTGTAGTCCATAAGCATGGTATAGATCTGAGCCGCAGCCACGCAGTCACCACCCGGGCTGTTAATCCAAATGGTTACGTCTCCTGCTCCGTCCATCAGCTCTTCCTTAAAAAGCTTAGGCGTTACTACATCGTCATCAAACCAGCTTTCCTCGGCAATGGTACCATTAAGGAACAGTGTTCTTTCCACTGTTTCCTCTCCTGTTTCCTGATTGCTTACCGTCTTGTTTTTTCCACTTCCAAAACTTCTTCACTTGTAGTATTCTCCTTTCCAGCCGAAGCTGCGAATATTCCTGCATCGGCAAGTTTGGTCATATTGCCGTTAATAAGGTATAAGTCCCCGCCTGCTTCCGGTGAGATACGGTCCAGGTTCTCCAGCTCACGAATATCGTTCGCACTCATCCAGCCGTTCTGCCTTGCCGTGGCATAGCCGTTCATCCGGCTCTGGTAATCCTCCACGCAAAAGTCCGTCCACATTAAACTTGATGAAATATTTCTCCTTGGTCTGGGGCGTTAAAGCACTCGCATTAAAGCCTGCTCCCAACGAATAAGCCAGGGCTCCAGAGTATATTTCACAAATTCCAGGGATTGTTGCTCTATATTAGAAAAGCTCGACTTCTCCAGGTCTCCCACCATATGGGGAGGGATGCGGAAAATTCGAGCTATCTCGTTAAGTTGAAATTTTCTTGTTTCTAAAAACTGTGCCTGTTCCGGGGAAATGGATATTGGCGTATACTTCATGCCCTCTTCCAGAACCGCTACCTTGTTGGAGTTTATACTGCCACCGAAGGCTGTGTTCCAGCTCTCCCTTACCTTAGCAGGATCCTTTACCACTCCCGGATGTTCTAAAATACCACCGGGCGTTGCCCCGTTAGCAAAGAACTTAGCTCCGTACTCCTCACAGGCTATGGCCATACCAATGGCATTCTTGGCCATGGCAATAGGAGAATATCCCACCAGGCCGTCAAAACCAAGCCCCGGTATGTGGAGCACATCTGTGGGCTTAAGCTGCACCATGCTTTCCTTCATGGTAGCTGCCTCATCCGTATTGTGAAGGTATTCGTAGTAAATGTTACCCTTACTGTCTCTGTCCACCCTCATGCGGTTGGGCATTAACGGATACAGGGCCACCACTTCTCCCTTGCCGTTACGAATAACCTGGGCATAGGCATTACCCCATAGGAGCAGATGCGTCATAAGGGTTTCCCTAAAGACAAATGACGTCATCTCTTCATTGGGTTCATCGTGAAGCAGAAAGTACAATGGCATGGCAAGTGCCTTTTCCTTTCCTCCGCTATCGTTATACTTGTATAGGTGCAAGGGCAGTCCTGCCACCGCCTCTGCCAGTATCCTTACGCAGGAATAGACTGCTGTCATCTGCATGGAGCTGCGTTCCGTAACTCTCTTGCCGGAATTACTTCCTCCAAAGAAGAACCCGTAGGCACCTCCTGCTGTACTGTTCACAGGCTTATCCCTGGACTTAAAAAGCTTTGTAAAAACGTTCAGTATAACCACTCTCCTTTCTAATTTTGGGCATAAGAAAAGCACCTACGCTTTACGCATAAGTGCTTTTCTGAAAAAGTTTTATATTTTATTATTTTTAAATATATCCAAACTTCTTGCTACAGGGACAACGCTAAGAGTTTTCTCTTGTCCGTTACGCATAATAGTAACTTTAAGGTTATCTCCTGGTTTATATTTTTTCATAATCTCAGTAAAATCATTATCATCAGCAATAGCCTCTCCATTAATAGCCATAATTTTGTCGTTAACAAGACAACCAGATTTAGCCATAGGATAATCTGGCGTACAAGAAGCTACAACAAGATTATTAGCGTAAACCCCTAAATATGGAACATTTGAATTAATAGCTAACAATTCAATATCACGTTTTTTAAAATTTCCAGTATAAGCATCATTGTATGCATTAAATTTATCCATATCAGCATACTTATTTATTCTATCTCCTTGATATATACTATAATCTCTGAGATACCCTCTTATTCCATTTTTGTTGTCTTCCTTGTATCTGTATTAGAATATATATTACCGCCTGCGGCCATTGCATTAGAATGATATTCTGCCTCTCCATAGGCAACTCCATAAATACTATGATCAGCTCTATCAACAACATACTCATTTCTAATAATTTTTATTGTAGGCAATACCACTGATTTTGTTGCACCAAACATATTCTGAAAAGTTGCTGTTGTTGTTCCAGTTCCGTTTAATTTTAACATTAGGATGAAAGGAGTTTCATTTTGTTTGACCATTGCTAAGTATTCTTCAGCTGAAAGTCTTGGTTGTTCCGGTAAATATTTTACGCCATCAACGATAAATCTTTTGCTATAATGATTACTTAGTTCCTTTTCAAATTCAACTTTACCCTTTTCCATATCATCATCTGAATTTTGACACATCAATACAGCATCTGAAACTTTATAAAATAAAAAAATACGCTTTGTTGGTTTTGGTACTGAACACAACCCTGTTGAAGCACAAATAAACACTAGTAACAATGCTAATAGACTTGTTTTCTTAAACATATACCCCATCTCCTCATAAATGTTCTCTATTTTCATATTATACCACCACATCTACACAAACAAAATACCTCTGTCATCATAGACAGAAGCACCATTATCATTTCCACAGCGAATTGCACGATCAAGAGCCATTATCGTGGCTACGGCACCGTCAATCTTCTCTGTGGATTTTTCTTTGTCAGCTTTTATGTTGCCGGCAGGATCAGTACGGATGAAGATGTTGTCCATCATCCACCTTAGTACAGGATGCCCTCCGTGAGCAAGTCGCTCTTCCAAGGTCAGCTTCATCAGCTCCTTGGTAGGAGGTGACATATCCTTAAAACCCTGGCCAAAGGGAACTACGGTAAAGCCCATGCCCTCTAAATTCTGCACCATCTGCACAGCACCCCAACGGTCAAAGGCTATCTCACGAATATTAAACCTGGTTCCCAGTTCTTCTATGAACTTTTCTATGTACCCATAATGAACCACGTTCCCTTCCGTTGTTTCTAAGAAACCCTGCTTCTGCCAGACATCGTAAGGGACATGGTCACGCATCACCCTTAGATCCATGCTCTCTTCCGGTATCCAGAAATATGGCAGGACGCAGTACTTATCCTCCTCATCCAAAGGCGGGAAGACCAGCACGAAGGCCGTTATATCCGTGGTGCTGGACAGGTCCAGTCCGCCATAACATACCCTTCCCTCCAGCTGCTCTTCAGAAACCTTGAAACCACAGGCGTCCCACTTATCCATAGGCATCCACCTAATGGACTGCTTCACCCACTGGTTGAGCCTGAGCTGCCTGAAGGAGTTCTCTTCTCCCGGATTCTGCTTGGCAGACTCGCAGGCTGTTTTCACCTTATCTATGCCCACGGTAATGCCTAAGGACGGATTCACCCTTTTCCACACCTTGGGATCAGTCCAGTCATCCGTTTCAGCCGCTCCGTATATTACCGGATAGAAGGTGGCATCGTGCTTCCTGCCTTCCAGGATGTCCTTAGCCTTCTGGTGTGTTTCATAGCAGATGGAATTGGTATCCGTTCCGGCCGTGGTAATCAGGAAATACAAAGGCTGCATCCTGGCATCACCGGAGCCCTTAGTCATTACATCAAAGAGCTTCCTGTTAGGCTGGGTATGCAGCTCATCAAAAACCACTCCATGTATATTAAAGCCGTGCTTGGAATAGGCCTCTGCCGATAGGACCTGGTAAAAGCTGTTCGTAGGCTGAAAAATAATACGCTTCTGAGAAGCCAGTATCTTTATTCTCTTATTTAAAGCCGGGCACATGCGCACCATGTCCGCAGCCACTTCAAAAACAATGGAGGCCTGCTGTCGGTCGGCCGCACAGCCATACACCTCCGCCCTTTCCTCATTATCCCCGCAGCATAAAAGCAAGGCTACTGCGGCAGCCAGCTCAGACTTGCCCTGCTTCTTTGGTATCTCTATATAGGCCGTATTGAACTGCCTATACCCATTGGGCTTTAAGGTACCAAAGATATCACGGATAATCTGCTCCTGCCAGTCTATAAGCTCAAAAGGCTTGCCTGCCCAGGTGCCTTTGGTGTGACACAAACATTCTATGAAGTTAACGGCATAGTCTGCTGCTTCCCTGCTGTATTTAGAGTCCTTGGCCTTAAACTTTGTGGCCTTATATCTTTTTAACTTGCGCAGCACCGTTACCTCCCTTTCTGGGTAATAAAAATAGCCGCCTTGCAGCGACTGTACGACGAACAGAGCCTTGCGGCCGCTGTTCATTTTTTATTTAGTTATGTTCCTTTAGCAAAATCCCTAAGGCCAGGGCAGCTCCTTCGTCCACCGGCTCCAGGTTCCAGCCCCGGTCGTAGTTTACTACCGCTATGCCATCCCTGGAAACATAAGCCTTGGAAATCTTCCCGCCTTCGATACCGTACTCACTGCCTGCCTCGTACACCTTGACCTGGTACTTGTAAACCTTACCGCGAATCAGCATTGCTCCTGTTCTCCACATAACGCGCGCCTCCTATAAGCTCATCTTGATGGCCGGTACAACTTTGTGCTTTTCTGAACCGTAGCCTTCGGTAAACCGCAGCGGTACCTGGGTAAGGCCGTTCATCTTGCAGCCCAGCTTGTCGAAAGCGTCCAGGGTGCTGACCAGGCCGGAAAAGTTGCTGGAAATCGTAAATTCCTTGATGCCCTGCTCTCTGCAGAACTTTACAATCTCTTCAACATCCTCGTCAAAAATGGCTTCGTTAAAGTCCAGCAGGTCGCTGCCTGCTTCCTGGCTGTATCTGTAAGCCCAGTAAATGTTGCCGCTTAACCCCTGCTCTTTAAACCCCTTGGTTCTGTCTGCCTTCTCAAATGCGTTAATCTTTATCATAATGCCTGCCTCCTTGTTTTTTGTTATACACATATTCGCTCTTAGTGTGCATAATAGCAAGCGATATTCGGCAAGTATACAGTATCTTTTTACTCTTCGCCGGTCAGGATGAAACGCACATATTCGCGCTTATGCTCCTCAATAAAAACAATAAGTTCAACGTAGCCTTTCTGGTTGGCCAGGAACTGCACCATGTTAGCGTCAACCATATTCGTCAGTCCGGTATTCCTAATATCTAAGATTTGCTCTTTGACCGTAGCATTCATTTTAAGTTGTCACCTTTCTGCAAATATCTTTTCCAAAAATTACGTTTAGGCCTGAACCATTGTCCCAATCCACTAAGACGCTTCCGGTATCGTCCACGCCAGTCACGGTACCCAGGGTACCAATGGGCGGGGCCTGGTCATCATCCATCTTGGTCAGCCTCACCCTGGTCCCCTTTGGAAATTCTTCCTTGAGGCAGTCAATTACTGCCTTGGTTGGAAATCTCACTTTTACGTCCTCCCTTGAATGCTGAAGAACCGGTTAGGTTTCTCAGCAGTACTTTTCTAACTGTTTTAAACTCGCTGCCTATAAATCCCAGCCGTAAAAGGAAGCATCTGAAGGCGAACTTTTCGTTGTCCACCGGATGCGACCTGGCTGTCACTCTCTTTTGCTCCCTGGCCATCTTCACCAGGGCTGCTATGAACCTGGTGTAGGCTTCAACCACTTCCGGCTCACTGGGTGCTACCTTGAACCAGGGGAAGGTTACCTTGTCGTCTTCTTCGATTGCTTCCGGCAACGCAGCCAGGTTAAAGGCTTTTTGAATCAGGCTGCCCTTGGCGGTCAAAAGGTTGTTTAAGTTTTCCCAGCTTTCCGGGGTGAAAAGACTCTTGGGCATAGCCACCGTAAAGCCAATGACTTCCGGCTCTTCGCTAGCCTGCACAATTTCAAAGCCCTTCTCCTGCAATCTTTTGACCAGGCTCTGCACTGCTGTTTCATTCACCTTCTCGTTCCAGCTCAGGGTGCCATCCTTGCTCAGCGTTAATCCGCCAAGGGTGTAAGCGCAGCTTGGCATGCCTTGGTAGGTAGCCTTTTCCAGGGTAAGTTCCTCGATAGCCTTCACCAGTTCTTTTCTGCTTTCAACCTTAAATTGTACGCTCATGCTAATTGCCTCCTTTGTTTTTGTATGTTCATATTCGCTCTAAAGGTGTTAATTAGCAAGTCATTATGAGCAAGTATCTAGTATACTTCACAGCGGCTTTCCCTCTGCTTTAAGCTCACTATATTTATAGGTTAAACCATCTCTTTGTACTGTTACATTATCAGTACTACCGACCAGCTCAATATAGCGCTTAACTATAACATCGCAGTACTTCTCATCCAGCTCGACCATGTAGCAGATGCGCTTACTTTGCTCGCAGGCAATCAAGGTGGTCCCGCTACCACCAAAGGGATCCAGCACCAGGCAGTTGCTCATGCTGGAATTCATAATGGGATAGGCAATCAGAGGCACGGGTTTCATGGTTGGATGGTATTCGTTCTTCTTGGGCTTGTCATACTCCCAGATAGTGGATTCCTTCCGGCCGGTGTACCATTGGTGCCTGCCCTTCTTCTTCCAGCCAAACAAGATAGGCTCGTGCTGCCATTGGTACGGGCTCCTGCCCAGCACCAGGCTCTGCTTCTTCCAGATGCAGGTACCGGACAAATAAAAGCCTGCGTCTGAGAAGGCTTTCCTAAAGTTAAGCCCTTCCGTGTCCGAATGGAACACATAGATGCTGGCATCGTCTGCCATGACCTTTTCCATATTGAAAAAGGAGTCAAAGAGGAATTGGTAGAAAGCATCGTTCCCCATGTTGTCGTTCTTTATCTTGCCGGCGTTTCCTTCGTAGTTAACGTTATACGGTGGATCGGTAACCACCAGGTTGGCCAGCTTGCCTGCCATGAGCAGTTCATAAGTTTCCTTTTTAGTAGAATCTCCACAGTACAATCTGTGGTTTCCTAGCTGCCAAAGGTCACCTAGCTTACTTACAGCCGGCTTTTTAAGCTCAGCTTCTACATCAAAGTCATCATCTTTGATGCCATCTTGTAAAGACTCTTTAAACAAATCATCAATCTCGGCGGCATCAAAGCCCGTTAAAGAAACATCAAAATCAGCGCCCTGCAAATCAGTAATCAAAAGCGCCAACTTTTCATTGTCCCAAGCACCGCTAATCTTGTTCAAAGCAATGTTAAGGGCCTTTTCTTTCTCTTCGCTTAGTTCCACAACTACACATTCAACTTCCTGAATGCCCATGTCTATGAGGACTTTTAATCTCTGGTGTCCACCTACTACTCTACCGGTAGTCTTATTCCAAATAACAGGTTCCACATATCCGAACTGCTCCAAGGAACGTTTTAACTTTTCATATTCAGGATCACCAGGCTTTAAATCCTTACGAGGATTATATTCAGCTGGGATAAGTTCAGCTGTCTTTTTCTTTTCAATAAGCATTATGCACTTTTCCTTTCTAGTATCTTTTTAAGGCCTTTATATGCTCCGGTAACGTTACCAGACTTAGCCAGGCCTTTTAAGGTTAATAATTGCTGCCTTGTAAGTACTTTTTTGTACTGTCCCAGGTCCTGTTTGAATTTTTGTAATTCTCCTTGTTTCGCTTTAATCATTATCGGCCCTCCCTAGCTCTAAGCAATCTTTCCATCATAGAATCTTGCGGAGAGCTGCCATTATACTCAGCTGCAGAGTTTTCTTTAACCACAGCAAATATTTCATTCCATAGGCGATTGGCCTGAGACATATAGTTTTGGCTCATAGTTACGTAAGGAGATGTAATAGCTGCTCCCGTTGTAGGATGCTTAGACAAATAGCCAGTACTAGTAATTATCTCTTCACAATGAATCCATCTAGCTGCTGCCATAGCATAACGTTCCAGCATCTGCGGTTGGATGTACACTGCGCATCCTCTCTTGTTTAACCATTCCCAGGTTGCTTCATAAATCTCCTTAGCCTGCAAAGTTTTACCGTCTCTTTGCACAGCAGAAAGCATTTCACTGGGTTTAGGCATATCTTCACCTTTTAAATCTGCCACATTATTAAAACTAATTACTTTTAGTGGTCTTTTACCAGGATTTCCTTCGGTAATTTTGTCTAGCAATGGCTTATTTGGCCTGCCTCCAGTTCCCTTAGCCGGGCCCCTTTTACCCATTAAAATCACACTCCTTATTTTCCAAGGGTTAATACCCCTAAAACTTTCGCGTTTTTATGCGTTTGACCAAGCGCCCGACCGCATGAATACTGCGTTCTAAGATGTTGACCGCCCTACCCTTAGACTACATCACGTTTCCACGTGTTGCCGCATATAATATCACTTATATGTCTCTGCGTTACATTGAACATCCTACCCAGCAATTTTTGTGTTGCACCTTGTCTGTACAGTTTCTTAATATTTAGCACTTCATACAATTTTAATTTTGCGGCTACTGCATTTTCTCCATGCCTTAAACAAACGGCTGTCCCGTGTTTTATGGAGTCTTGTGCATTTTCTTTTGCAGTTCCCCAGCGCAGATTAATCAATCTATTATCAAGTGAATTACCGTTCAAATGCCTGCACACTAAATCACTATGTCTTTCTCCAACAAATGCATTCAATACCAACTTATGCACAGGTTCTTTATGTGTTTTAGTCGGAAAACCGCTGTCTCTAACAGAAACATGATAGTAATTTTTATGCACACGCTGTGCCAGCTTTCTCATAAAACCAGCTTTTGCAGAATAAATATTTCCTTCTTCGTCTGCATAGTAACCATAATACTTAGGAATAGGTCTAATTTTCGTAGTCATTTTCTTCTCCATCTGTCACCCATCTTCGCATGAATCCGGGAATGGCAGCTTCTGCACAGGGCCATGAGATTGGAAACATCATTTGTACCGCCTTGAGACAATGGCAGCTTGTGATGTATCTGCTCTGTTGCCACATACCTTCCTTCTGCAAGACACTGCTCACACAACGGATGCGCCTTTGCATAGGTGGCACGGATGAACCTCCAGGCTCTGCCGTATCGTTTCTTATGAACTGGATTGCGTTCGTACTTGTTGTAGTTCTTATCTGTCAGCTTCTGATGTTCTTCACAGTATCGTCCTTCAGTCAGTCTTGGGCAGCCCGGATAAGAACACGGACGCTTCGGTCTTCTTGGCAAATCATTACCTCCATTTGGGCATAAAAATAGCCCTGAAGGATTGCTCCTCCAAGGCTGTTGCTTCTTTATCCAATTCTCCTAGCTTAACTATATCATAGTCAATCCCTGCCCACAAGTGCTCAAAGGTGCTCATTTGTGCTCAAAAGTGCTCAAAGCTGTCCAACTTTTATAAAATCATCGGTAACTCCGGCATTTTTATATTATGAAGAGCCCTATTATGCCATCTGCGTACAGTACTCCTACCCGTATGCATCTTCATCGCAACTTCTTCCCAAGGCAGAGATTCCAGGTAATGATACCGCAGCACCATCCTCTCATCCATACTAGAAAGAGAGTTGATGGTCTGCCTTATCTGAGTCTTTAGTTCTAGAAGATGGTTAACCTGTTCACGAATCTCCTGCTCCAGGACCATTGCTTTTTCCACCTTACCATCAAAGGGTGCCTTTATATTACGGCTTGCATTGTAATGTGGTTCAAGACTGGGTGACGATATATTGTTGCACTCGCTGCGTATTCTCTCTAGCTCTGCTAGGTTTGAAGTTATATACATATCTAGCCGATGAGCCTGGCTCAGATACTGCTGTGGTGTCATCTTCTCACCTCGCTCCTTAGGCTTTCATATATTACCGTTCCATCCGCCTGTGACAATACTCCGAACCATCTGGAGTGAAAGAACCTCTTAATGTCACGAAGGTCCCTGTAATATTTTTTCTTATCCTCAAACCAATCCTTGTACTTATCCGATTTAACATCTTGAGGTCTCTTTCCAAGATGACGTCTAAGAATCTTTATCCCATTCCTGAAATCCTCAGCAGCCGTTATGATAATCGCATTGGCCAGTACTTCATATGGTCCGAACCTTACTTGTTTCATTTTACCACCCCCTGAGTAGCAATAAGCTTTTCCAGGTACCACTTAGCCTTTTGCAAATCTTCTGCACCGTTCTTTAGTTTCCAGCGCCAGAGGTACTTTATAACATTAGCTGTACAAACAGCTTCTAAACCTACCAAACCAATAACAGCAGCTTCTATAGCATCAATACATTCAACCTTACCGGCTGTGTAGTGGCTTGGATGATTAACTTTATCCTGCATAAATTTCACCTCCCAGATTAGCCTTCACAGCCTTAATCAATGCTTCCTGCGTTCTATCCTTAACCGTTAAAGCTTTCATAACATTCTCATCAATGGTGTTCTTGGCAATGATGTGGTGAATTACTACGCTCTGCTTTTGTCCCTGCCGCCAGAGTCTGGCATTGGTCTGTTGATAAAGCTCCAACGACCAAGTAAGACCAAACCAAATCAAGGTAGATCCGCCGGCCTGTAAGTTAAGACCATGACCAGCAGAGGCAGGGTGAATGACTGCCACCGGTATTTTCCCTGCATTCCACTCTTCAATGTCATTGTTACTTTTAATCTCCCGAACTTCAAAGCGCTTCTTAATGCGCTCCAAGTCGTGTTTGTACCAATAAGCTACCAGCACCTGCTTACCATTAGCTCCTTCTATTAAATCTTCCAGGGCATCAAGCTTTCTGTCATGAATACATAAAGCTCTATTATTGTCACCATAAACTGCACCATTGGCCATCTGGATAAGCTTGCCAGAAAGAACTGCTGCATTTACAGCGTCTATCTCTTCTTCGCCTAAAGAAAGCACCATGTCCTTACGAAGCTGGTCATATAGTGCTCTTTCTTTATCAGAAAGGTAAACCGGCACTTCGTTCATTATGCATTCTGGCATATCTAGGTAATCCTTAGACTTCATGGAAATAGTAATGTCTGAAATAGCCTGATAGATAGCTTCTTCAGCTCCTGGTAGTGGTTTATAGGAAAAGATGATCTGGGCATTTCTTTTATCAGGAGTAAAGTAGTTATTTCTGTACTGCGAAATATAATACCCTAGCCTGTGGCCCATATCCAGTACCCTGAATTCTGCCCACAAGTCCATGAGGCCATTAGTACTAGGTGTTCCGGTAAGGCCAACTATCCGTTTAACCTTATGCCTTACCTTCATCAGGCTTTTAAACCTTTTAGCGCTGTAAGACTTAAAGCTGGACAGCTCATCAATAACAACCATGTCATAATCAAATGGCATACCACTTTTATTAATCAACCAGTCTACGTTTTCCCGATTGATAAGATAGATGTCTGCTTTTGTATTTAAGGCAGCTTTGCGTTCTGCTTCTGTGCCTATGGCTACAGAGTAAGTTAAATCATTTAGGTGTTCCCATTTGCCTATTTCTGCCGGCCAGGTGTTTTGAGCTACCCTTAAAGGTGCAATGACTAACACCTTGCCAATTTCAAAACAATCTTGCATCAGCTTCTTAATAGCTGTAAGTGTAATAACAGTTTTGCTAACCTAAGCCCATATCCAAAAACAAAGCAGAAATCGGGTGCTCTAAAATATGATTAACAGCAAATTCCTGGTATTTATGAGGTATGAACTTCATTGGGCATCACCTCCTAACTCAGCAATAGTGACATCTACTGCTTCTTTGGTATCAACCACAAAGCATTTAAATCCAAAGCTAGTTAATTGCTCCATCCTTTTTATCTGCAAAGCCCTCGGCTTCTTACCAGGAGCTTTCAATTCTACAAAGGCCAGCTTGTTTTTAGGTAAAAGCACTAATCTGTCCGGCAGCCCATCAAAACCAGGACTGACAAATTTTATGGCCATGCCTCCCATAGCTTTTACTTTTTTAACAAAATACAGTTCAATTGCTTTCTCTTTCATTCTTACCTCCCGCACAATTCTGCCAAATCAAGTGTCAGCCTTAGTTTTCAGCTTTTTCATCAATAAAAGGTGCAAGGCGATGAAGGGCATATATAGAACTATGTATAAGGACTATTTTTTAGTATATATATATAGTTTAGGGTACGCCCATCACCGCCCTGCACCCTGTGCCTTAAACTTAGCTTCCTGACTTGCTTTCAGCCCTTTTTAGTCATCAAGGAATTCAGACTTAAGTCGTAGTCCTCGAATCATTACACCTTTTTTCATCTTTCTTCGTTCCAGGCCACTAGCATCAACTGCGGCATAGAAATCCGATGCGCCTCTAGTAAATTCACCGTTTTGGGAACAGTAGTTTCTATAGCTGGTATAAACTTCACCAGACTTTTCCTGAAACGAAAGGTCCAGCTCGCAGCAATCATCCAAAAAGTGGCCAAACCAATCATTGTTTTCCTTATAGGCACTAATAGCAGCCTTTACCTTGGTTGGCTCACTTACCTTGTAACCTGCTGCAATTACCTTTTTAGCTCCCTCAATAATCCAAGTGAGTATTGCCCCACCGGCCTTCTCAAAAAGGTAATCTGCATAATTCTTAATATCTGCACTTCCTTCAATCTTGGCGTCAAAGGGAATAACAATCAGCCTGCGCCAAGTTCCAGCATCCAACGCACCTACTCTTGGCAGGTGATTGGTATAAAGCACCAATGTATGTGTCGGAATATAACTAAACGGGTCCTTGTATTTCTTTTCAGCGTAAATCTCATCCGTGGAACATAGCTGTTTTACGTTTGATGTATTAAGGCGCATTCCCTCTTCTAGCTCCGCTGCAATTAAAAGCCGTTTACCTTTGGCTTCTGCCAGTTCTGGCTTCACATTACGTTTGCAGCCTACCGTTAACATGTCAGCAGAAATATTTCCGCTATAGCTACCCAGCACTCTGGCCACAACATTCCAAAAGGTAGATTTCCCGTTCCGTCCTTCACCATAGGCAATAATGAGCGCCTCCACATAGACCTTGCCAATAGCAGAAAGGCCTACAATCATCTGTACATAGGAAATGAGCTCTGCATCCCTACAGAAAAAAGTCTGTAAGGCATCATGCCATAGCTGATCTCCAACATTGTCCGGTTCTACCGCTGTCTGCTTGGTAATAAAATCTTCAAAGGAATGCTCCTTGGCCTTGCCAGTCCTTAAGTCATAAGTAGCTAAGGGTGCATTAAGCAGAAATTCATTTTCATCCAGATTCTTTTGCTCAATTTCAAGCATCGGTCTAGCTTCACGCAGGCAAGCTGTGATATTTTTAGACTCTCTGCGTTTGATGGTATAAGCCAGATAAGTGTTGGCGGCTTCGTATCTCTCATACGTCCTTGCCTGTTCTTTGGTAAACATACCGACAGCCTTTTTCGGGCCCATTGTAGCCAAAAGTGCTAAAGCACCATTTTTAGACATTTCCTGCATCGCCTTTTTAATTTCTTTTTGCGCCTCTTCCATTTGCATTTCCGTTAATAGCTGCGCTATTCCTTGACTCTTTGGCCTTGATTCTTCCCAAAAGCTATCGTTGTACACGATGTAATCCGTCTGGGGAGAATAGCGCAGCAAATCTTCATAGGCCTTACTAAGCACCAAGGCCTGCCCTACATCAGAATAGTCAGTAGGTTTAAATTTAAAAGAAGAGTTGTATATTTCTGGCGGCACATAATCCTTTTGGCTAGAAACCTTTTCCCCAAAGTTAATTGCGCTGTTCCAGATAGTCTTAAGCTCAGTTTCTTCTAAGGGAGGATTACATTTTTCGCTTTCTTTTAAAAACAACTCATAGGCAGCATCGTTATTCCCATAGCGCTTAATAAGCTTGCCTGCAATGTGGCTCATGGTGCTATTACGACTGCCTTCCGGTATTTCCTTAAGCCCTTTATCGAAGCTAGCAAAAGATAACGCCTCAATATAATCAGTAACAAAGGTATCTCCTTCATGAAGCTCTACCTTTGGTTCTTCCGTGCCATAAAGAAATCTGGCAGAGTCTAAGGCATTATTATCAAAGTAAGGAAATACCCTTGCTATCTTTTGTTTCATGTCCGTATATTCATCTACGTCAGAAATAACCGGTACAGGAAAATAAACATGGAACCTTGGGCGCGGACTCTTATCCCCCTTAGCTTTTAAATGATTTCTGGAGTAAACAATGGCAAAGGGAATCCCGTCAAAAGCTTTCTTAACATCCTCAGAGGTAATCCATTCAGCCGGTTTTTCTGAATGGTCGTTATCACAATCCATAGGAATGTTGTCTGCTTTCACAAAATTGCTCTTGGCCCTATAACCGTCCTTATATAAGGCAGTTACATGGTCATAGCTAACGGCCCGGACTAGCGAGGCTTCATCCACCACTTCTATTTTCTTTTGGTAGTAGCAGTTTTTAGCGATACCAATGCAATTAGATGCATACAAGGTAAATTTCATTGTGCCTGTACCTCCTGCAAGTTTTCATCAAACCATCTGAGCAAAAGGCCTCTTCCTCTGGCAAGGTTTATTTCCAGCCTCATGCCGGCAGTGATATTCCGGCCAAACACCCAGAGCTCTTCGCATTTACCTAAAAGTACCTTATTGATGCTGAAGGCCACTTTACGTTCATTCGGATTGGTATCATCCATGAACTGTGGATAGAGCAAATGAGGTGTCAGGGGAATTTTTCTTTTCGTTAGCACGAAACGGCTATACTTCCTGGCATTAGAAACGTTTTTATCTATAACGCCAGCATAAGGAGAACAAACATAAACAACTTCTCTGGCCTTTCTTTTCATGACTTAGGCCTCCCTTTCCATCAGTGGCAAGACTCCGGCCTTTTTAATAGGTCATAAATAAACAAGCGGCCCTTTTGTGTCCAATAGGTATGTACCCTGCTATACAGATTTCCATCATTACCCTCGTAAGAATGAGTTTTTGTGCAGGTATAGCCTTTATTCGCATATCCAATGTATAAAAGCCAGATATCGCCTTGTTTATACTCCACGCCTAATTCATGCAGGAGTTGGTTCAAGTGCCTACCGCTTAGTCCGTAATCTTTAGCAATAACAGATATTGGGAGCGCGTTTTTTACATTGCAAAACAATGTCGTAGTAGCTTGCTTTGGGTTGCATTTCAGCTATTTGTTGGTTTTGTACTGCCACAGTGGAAAGCAGTTCTGAATTTTGTTTACTAATAGCAGTAAGCTGGTCATTAGCATATTTCAAAGCCCTAGACATAACAGCTTCCGGAGAATTCCACTGTTCCTCGATACTAATAAAATACTTACGAAATTCGCGACCAATTTCAGTACGTTGCAGCATACATATTTCTTTGGCCATTGGAATAGTAAGCTCATGATCCTCAGAAGGCCGGCCACCGCTGCTTTTACTCAAATTTGAGTAAAAGTCCTTATCTTCTTCAAAACCAAAATCGCACATTCTGGAAAACCAATCATTGTACCTGGTTTCCACCCTCAAAGCCCGGTGTAACTCTCGACCACTTACAGTAGGTCTTTCACTGTCGTAGTTGATGCTGATTAATCCATTCATAAAAAAGTCCTCCATATGGGTATTAGTAAGAGGTTTTATCCTCTCCTACTACCCACTGGAGGTTTAGATGCCATTTTGACGAAACTTTTTTATTTTTTAATCCTTTTTATAAAAGTCACATTCGTAGCCATCTGCTCTAAGCAGTAAACCCTTGGCCCAAGGTGGAGTTCTACCCATTTGCTCACAAACAGCCTTAAGTGACATTCTTTGGTCAGCTTCAATAATTAGTTCATCATGAACGTGCCCTACAATGGCACAGTTCCGTAAAGTTTGCATGGCGTAGACTAAAAGATCCCTGGCAATGGCCTGGGTAATGTTTTCACAAAACTTTGGTCCGTAGCTTTCCAGCCTTTCCCATTTCTTAGTGGGACCTATGCCTTCATAAGTTACTGATTCACCACCAAATTGGTTTATGCCCAACCGTGGTTTTACATAAGCAAGATGTCTTCCGGATGGAAGTGTAATAAATAGGAAACCGCTCTCGTAGCTGAAGCTAATACCTTGCGTTTCGGTTTCATATCGCCCTTTTATACATTCTTTGATAGCATCATCTACAGCCCACCATAAGGCTGTAATCTTTTCATTAGACATACGCCAAGCATTAACCAGTGGTTTTAATTCTTTTTCCTTTACACCCATCTCTAATGCGCCCATGGCCTTAAGAGCTCCTACTGAGCCACCATAACCCAAAGCTAATTCAGCTATTTTACCTTTTTGCCGTAAGTGACCATTAATACCATGTTTCTCGACCGGTACCTTAAACATTTTTGTTGCTGAAGCACAATATATGTCCCCGCCCTCAGCAAACACCTGCATTCTCCATGTTTCCCCTGCAAGCCAGGCTAGTACCCTGGCCTCAATTGCACTAAAATCTGAAACTATAAACTTCCTGCCGTTTTGAGGTACAAAAGCTGTCCTTATAAGCTGAGACAAGGTATCCGGGATATCTTCATAAAGCAGCTCCAAGGCAGCATAGTTGCCACTTAATACTAGTTCCCTTGCTTGAGACAAGTCAGCCATATGATTTTGTGGCAAATTTTGTAATTGTATTAACCTACCAGAAAATCGTCCTGTCCTATTCGCCCCATAAAATTGAAACATCCCCCTGGCCCTACTATCCTTGCAGGCAGCCTTGTCCATAGCCGTATACTTTCTAACAGAGGACTTGGCCAATTGCTGTCTAAGTTGTAAAGCCTCTCCTAATTCTTTAGGAGCAGTCTTTAGCATTTCTGCTACAGCTTTTTTACCAAGTGTATCTGTTTTCAATCCATTAGCGGCTAACCAGCCAATCATTTGTTGTACTGAATTAGGATTAGCTAAATTAGTAAGCTTCTGCATCTTATCTCTAAGACTAGCTTTTACCTTTTCATCAATAGCTATCGCCTGCTTCACCAAGGAGCAATCAACCCCAATGCCACGGTCATTTATTTCCTGATCAAGATGGTATTCGTTCCAGATTTTTTTCGGTACAGGGAACTTTAACAATTTCTGTTGAATGCCAAGTTCTGTCTCTACGTCTCTGATGTTATAGGCTTTAAACTGCTCCCATTTAGCTAAATCATGCTTGGGCAAATTTCTGGTACGCCCACCATTGACTTTAGTCGGAGCACAAGGTACGCAAAAATACTTAAGCAGACTTTTGCCTTCCGTCAGCTTTTGTTTCTCCATGCCAAGTATTGCGCCTACACCTTGTAAGGATAACGGCAGTCCTAAGGTAGCTGCCCAAATCATGGTACAGTACCAACCATCTGGATTAAGCGGTTCCCTTAAATAACGAGACAAGCAGACACGTTCAAAGGAAGCATTAAAAGCCCATTTAGCGACTTTTTCATTTTTCAGGGCAGTTAATATTGCTTCAGGTATTTTATCTCCCATAGCTAAATCTACGACTTGCACTGGCCCTTTATCCACGCTGTAACTAAACAGCAATATTTCAAAATCAGCAGACTCGGCATATTTATATGCCCCAGACTTTTGTAGGTTAGTACTAGAATAGGTTTCTATATCTATACTTATTGTTTTCATAACTATCCCTTTCTTAAAAGAATAGCGGCAAGGTGCTACCCCTACCGCTATCAGTACCTTTTAATATTCCTGGTCTTGGTCTTTCTTTGTTAATCTTTTTTTGATTTCCTTAAAGCAAAAGATTAACAAATCTATAACGTTATAGGCAATGAAGAAGAAACCCATAGCAGAAAGACCAATGTAAATATAAAACGTAACCATAACAATTATTTCTTTGGCAAATTCATAGTTATACATAGTATTTTCCTCCTATTTCAAAAAGTCATCGTCTGCTTCAGTGGAAAAGTCCATCTCAGCGCTAGCCTTACCGCCCAGAGGTTCGCCATCCCGAAGTTTTTGCAGATTATTCAGTCCACAGGCGATCCCTTTATTGCCTGAACTATTGAAGCTATAGAAGGAAATGCTTGCCCTACCATATACACCGGAATAAACCTCAGAACGTGTAATAATGGGATTACAATTGGCATCTACAATACCAGGAGCAGTCGTAGCATTGGCATTAATGAAATAAGAATTTGCATAGTTCTTATCATCAGGACGTTCTATGTCCCCATCTCTTAACGGTGTTTTAATGGTACTCAAAGGTGGTACGCTTCTGCCATTGCCTTTAAGTTTGCTTTCCCCTTCCTTATATGCAGCTTCAATAGCAGCCTTAATCTTCTCCACTGTACGTGTATCAGCTTTGGGAATAATTAAGCTAACACTATACTTAGGTGTTCCACCATTGATGCTCTTCGGTTCCCAAACATTAGCGTAGCTCCATCTGGTATCTTTACCGGTAATTACCTTCATTGGATTTGCATTAATTTTATTAGTCATAATATATCTCTCCTTTAATTTTCACTAAAATCTTGTTTCGCGTTGTTCATTTCCGGCCTTTTATCGCTGTCCGGAACTAGCGTTGGTTTACCCTGCGGCTTCTCTATAAGAGTTGATAATAGCTCTTCGAATTTGGTTTTCCCTAAGAGTTTTTGCATAGCTGACACGCTTAGAAGCTTTTTCTCATAAGGATCGAAGCCGGCCTCTGTTACTGTCTTAACAACGGTTTCTTCATTTACGTACTTACGATTAGACCGTCCTTCAACCAGTTTCCAGCCCTTCCATAGCTTCCCGCTGACAGCCTGCCTAAGAGCATATTCCTTGATGTCATTAGCCCAGGTTATCAGGGAATCTATCTTGGATAGGATTACCTCTATTTCAGCATCTTCCAGCAAAGGTGGCAGTTTAAAGTCAAACTTTGCTAGCAATAGATTAGCCTCAGCCCTTGCCCGGCATTCGTGCTTAGCATTACAGAAAGAACACCATTCTCCGCATAAGAACTGTCCCTCTCCTGTAAAAGCTAATTCTGCTGCCGGCTGTAGTACTTCCTTGGCCCAACGATAGAGCTCTCCCTTAGCTATTTCAAAGGTACTTACATTACTTCTACGTGGCTGAAAGATGGTCATGCTGACTTTTTCAATATCGTAAATACCATCAAACAGGTCCACGGCAGCTAAGGCGTAACACATCATTTGAGGATTTTCTTTTGCAGAAATAACGTGACCTAAGCCATGCTTATAGTCGCATACTTTAAGGACCTTATCCGCCACGATAAGAGCATCCGCTGTGCCAAAGCCATCTTTTACCCAACGAGAAAAATCTACTCTTTGTTCAATAAAGACGGCTGGATCCTTACAAAACTGCTTTGCCAGTTCAAGTTCGCCCATAAGATAAGCGACATAATCATTGGCACATTCTTCCATTTCTTCAGAATATCTTGCCAGATGCTTGGTTGGGTTCTTGGTCTTAATGCCGAGAGCCTTTTTCAGCTTATATTCACAAAGGGCATGAGCCTCCGTACCCTCTTGTGCATATTCACTGTTTTGCTCCTTGTAGTTCTCCCCCAGCCTAGCAGATGGTGGGCAATGCAACCACCTAGCTGCTGAAGAAGCAGATAAAAAGGCATGTCCATTAGCTGGCATCTTTAATTTCCTCCGCATCCTGAAGTAAAGCCTTGTACTTATCAGCAGTAACTTCTGACAGTTTATTGGCACCATATTTTACTAACAAGGCTTTTACTTCAGCAGTATGACCAGCGCGAGCTTTTTCAGCTAATACTGCCCTTACCTGTTCCAAAGTAATAGGAGCTTTTACCGGGACAGGCTCATCCTTTACCGTCTCTGCAGCCTGCTGCTTTTCCAAGTACTCTGCTACAGAATTAATAACGACAGCAGTAGATCGTAATTCTTTGACAACATCTTTCATTTCTTTCATCCTGATAAGCCTCCTTTTCCTTGTTGTGTACAGCTAGCATTGCTAACTGCTTTGCCAGTTTTGCAGAAACCTTACTAATTGCAGTAAGAACTTCAATTAGCTCTGCATCCTGGCGATTAACCTTTGTGATATTTGCACTCATTTTATTTCACCTCCCGGAAGGAGTTGGTTTTGTTTATCTCCTTCTACTACCCACTGGAGGTTGGTTACCCATTTTGACGAAAAATTTTAAAAAAATAAAAAATCTGCCTGGATAATTTTCCAAGCAGATTTTCTATTTATAAGGAAGAAAAGTATTAATTTCAAAAAGTTAATATTTTTTCGTCAAAACCTCCTCCTAATCTCCAGAAGGAAGTGAAGGATATTCCTTCAGAACGGAGGATATGTAATATGAATACTGTCATAGCAGAAAACACTCACAATATGTCTCAGGAGCAAATAGTGCAAAATTGTAATTATTTTTTAGCACAGGTGATTGCCAAAACAGCCTTAAAAAATGGCCTTATTACTAAGGAAGAGTTTAATTGCTTGACGGAACTCAACCGCAATAGTTTTCCACCTTTTTTAGTAGAAATATTGCCTAAAACCGTTGCTATATAAGCTTTTCAGAGCTAATATGTGACACTGACAAGGAGATAGTTATGAGTAAAATAACCAAAATTGAAACTGTTAACCAGCTAGAAAATCCAAAAGCAAAGCTAAAGGTTGCTGCCTATTGCAGAGTCTCCACAGCCTCTGATGCGCAGCTTGAAAGCTTAGAAACGCAAAAAGAACATTATGAAAATTATATTTCTAAGCGGGCTGAGTGGGAATACGCCGGTTTGTATTTTGATGAGGGGATTTCAGGTACAAAGGCAGAAATACGACCTCAGCTACTTCAATTAATTGCAGATTGTAAGGCCAAGAAAGTTGACTTCATAATTACGAAGTCCATCAGCCGCTTTTCCCGCAATACCACAGATTGCTTAGAACTTGTAAGAACCCTGCTGGATATAAATGTTCCGGTATATTTTGAGAAAGAAAACATTAATACCGGTTCAATGGAAAGTGAATTATTCCTGTCCATTTTAAGCAGCATGGCAGAGGACGAATCGGCATCAATAGCTGCCAACATAAGCTGGGGCATTAAGACACGATTTAAGGCAGGTTCTTTTAAGCTTACCTCCCCACCTTATGGTTACAGATGGGATGGAAAAGCCCTAGTCGTAGAACCAAAGGAAGCCCTAGTAGTTAAGCGTATCTTTACAGAATTACTAGCCGGCAAAGGTGCCTATACCATTTCCAAAAACTTAAATGCTGAACGAATACCAACATTTCGTAAGGTTAAATGGCATTCCGGAACAATTCTCGGCATAGCTGCCAATGAAAAATATGTTGGAGATGTATTGCTTCAAAAGACCTATACAGATTCTCAATTCAACAAACACAAGAACACCGGGCAAAGAGACCAATATTTAGTCAAAGATGATCATGAAGCAATTATCAGCCGTTCCACCTTTGAGGCCGTAACAAAAATAATCAGGCAGCATGCTTTGGAAAAGAACATCAGCCAAAGCGCTAAGAAATACACCAACCGCTATACGCTTTCAGGAAAGCTTATATGCGGCCAGTGTGGTGCAACCTTAAAAAGACGTATCCATACTGCTGGAAATTATAAGTACGTTGCTTGGTGTTGTTCTACTCACCTAGCAAACAAAGAAAAATGCTCTCTGCTCTACCTGGAAGATGCTGCCATAAAAGGCGCCTTTACTACTCTGATAAACAAGCTTATTTTTGCCCATGCAGTTATCCTGAAACCTTTATTAATTACTTTGAAGGCAACCAGCAAGGATGCTGCCCTACTTAAAATTAAAGAATTACAAACAGAATTGCTACGAAATACCGAGCAACGAGAAACCTTGTCTACGCTCATGGCTCAGGGCTATATTGATAAAATCATCTATACCGGTCAAGCCAACGAATTATTACGGCAAGCAGATAATGCTAAAAATGAAATTACGGCTTTAGGCAGCAGCCTAACCGGTGATAATTGCAAGATTACTGAGCTAACCAAACTACTGCGCTATACCGAAACGGCGTCTATGCTTATGCAATTCGATGATGCTGTTTTCACAGATTTTGTTGAGAAGATTATTATTAAAACCGCCAGAAAGTAACTTTTGTATTAAAATGCGGGCTCAGCCTCACAGAAAGGATGTGAAACAATGGCGCATATACCCTTTGGTTACAAGATTGAAAATGGCAAGGCTGTGGTTGATCAGTCTGAAGCAGATAAACTTAGATTTTTATACAAAGCTTATTTATCCGGCAAAAGCCTGAGTAATTCTGCTAAATCCGCAGACCTTCGTATGCTTCATCCCACGATAAAGAACCTACTTACCAATAAACATTACCTAGGAGATGAATTTTATCCACCGCTCATAGGCCTGGAAATTTACGAGGGAGTCCAAGCCGAGTTATTGCGCAGAGCTACCAAATTAGGCAGATTAAATCACCAGCATAAATGCAAGGCGATAATAATTCCTACTAAATTTCATCTGTCCAGAGGCTTTAAAACATTTGATGATCCAATAAAGCAGGCTGAATACCTTTACAGCCTAATAGAAAGAGAGGAATACTAA